ATGCCAATACCGCCCCCTCCGCTTACCACCATCTGCCCGCACTGTGGCTGGAAGCGCACCAGCTTTCCAACCAGCGACGCACTCAAGCTGAATGTCGACTGGTTCTGCCACTGCCCCATCTGCCAGTACACCGAACTGGAAAGCCGTCTGGCCAGCCGTGCGGAAATCATGCGGGAGCGACTGCGCCAGCTCCTCCGCTAACCAAGGATCTGAACAACATGAAAGGAGAACCCATCTTGCACATAACCAAGATATTGCTGCTCTGCGGCCTGCTCATCTGCACCAGCGCCCAGGCCGGCACCTATGAATGGACGTCCGGCTGGGGTATGGGCGTCAGTGAACATCTGGTGGACGACGGTAACGGCAACGAGTTGAACATCTCCTGCCCGGACTACGAGGAAGATGGATATGTCCGCGCCTACGCCAGCATTGGTGGCCGGCAGTACAGCTCCGAAGAGGGCAGCGGATTCGACGTGATCGTCGACGGAGAGATCTACAACAACCCCTTCTTCACCGACTGCCGGGTGTGCGGGGCCAACTTTCCCGGTTTCTGGGAGGCCCTGCGCCAGACCAACCACCTGAAGCTCGTTGCGGGTGGCATGACCATCAATCTGCCCACCAAGAGCATCGCCAATGCACTCAGGCCATTGGGCAGTCCGGGGAACAGTTGCCGCTCGGCTTGGTAGGGCAACCTACACAGCTACACAAGTTGTCGCCAGCAGCAGAGACACTGCGCCATGCAATCTATCGAATCGATAGATTGATAGCAGAGCGCTTGATCTCTCCCGACTGGCGTACTGGCCTTATCTTTCCTCTCGGGCTGAACCTATATGGTAAAACGTGTGACGTCTTCTCCGATTTGTCCGGCACTAAGGTTTAGAGTCTAAACCAACTCTGCCTTAGCTCTTTTTCTAGACTGCGAAGCGTCTGCTTCCGGCCGGAAGCGGAAGCTGGCGAAGCAGCCACTGGCCAAATGCTGCTCACTGTGATCGTCCTTTATTCGCTATCTACACGATTCCAGTGAGCAACCAGCTCATCAGTACGATCTGGAATCTTTGGAGTTTTGCTGAGTAAAATGCATCGTGTAGTGCCAATGTACTCCTCAATCACGTATAGAGTGTCGCCAACGCCGATACCCAGCTCTTGTAGTGCTTCAGCGGGAATGCGGATAGCACTATCACCATCCCAGTCCTCAATAATTACTTGTTTAGTGCCCATTTCTTGATCCAGCGTCATGATGACTGCAATATTGCGGGCTTAGGTCTACGACCGAAATAATGAGTTGTTACAGGCAGAATTCAGGCGCATTGGTCGCGATGCCCTACCGTGCAAATTGTAATTCCACCTCGCGATCGCGAGGTGCCCATCATATCATTAGGGAAGCAGGTGCATTTTTTGCACATACTGACCGCCGCAAATACGCTAGCAGCGATAGCTACCGCTGACACGCACATTCAAGGCCTACTCCGGCGATCCAGTGCTTGCAGAGGAGCATACTCAGCCACCACTCGCGACCACCGGCAATTGATGCGTGTTTCCGACGACCAGGGACTGAGTGAGACTTTCCACATGGAAACTGCTATTGATCCACGTTTTGGAAACAGCGTAGCTACCGCTGTACATATCTACTAATGCCCTTCTCCGGCGATGCCCAGGGTAGCAGTGGATCACACTCAGCCATCGCTTAACATCACGGACAATTAATGCGTGTTCCCGACAACCAGACGCTGGGTGAGACTTTCCACATGGAAACTGCCATTGATCCATGGCTTCGGCTAGCGGCGATAGCTACCTCTGACACATACATTCAAGGCCTACTCCCGCGATGCCAGCGCTTGCAGAGAAGCATACTCAGTCACCACGCGGGACCACCGGCAATTGATGCGTGTTCCCGACAACCAGACGCTGGGTGAGACTTTCCACATGGAAACTGCCATTGATCCATGGCTTCGGCTAGCAGCGATAGCTACCGCTGACACATACATTCAAGGCCTACTCCGACGTTGCCAGTGCTTGCAAAGGAGCATACTCAGTCACCACACGCGACCACCGGCAATTGATGCGTGTTCCCGACGACCAAGGACTGAGTGAGACTTTCCACATGGAAACTGCCATTGATCTATGGCTTCGGCTAGCGGCGATAGCTACCGCTGACCATACATGCATGGCCTAGTCCGGCGATGCCAGTGCTTGCAGAGGATACTCAGCCACCACGCGCGACCACCCGCAATTGATGCGTGTTCCCGACGACCAGGGACTGAGTGAGACTTTCCACATGGAAACTCCTATTGATCTAGGTTTGGGTAAGCCGCTAGCAAAGAATGGCTACCGCCGGCCGGCACGTTGCGATCGAAGTCTTGCACTTGCAGGACAGAACGTACGGTAGACGACTCTCAATAATGGCAAACTAACAGCGGATAGACGGCGACTAGAGCAAGGGTCTACTAGCAAAGCTCTATAACAAGTGCCGGTCGAAAACCTGACTCTTCTTTAGGATATCCTCTTTGGTTGGAGACTATCCGGGTACCCGCCACTACGTAATCAACGGACGTATGTGTGTGACCATGCACCCATAGTGCGACGCGGTCAGAGCCCATCAAGTCTTCCCATTGGTTTGCGAAAGCCGCGTCTAAGATCGACCCTGCATATGGACTTTCCTCAAGTGACCTGAGAGTTGGTGCGTGATGGGTGATTACTACCGTCGGCCCTTCATGTCGTTTTGCAAGCATGCCGCCAAGCCAGTCCCGCGTTGCAGTCGATTTCTTGATCAAATCTTGCGGCTTGATGCGCCGGAAGTTCTCTGTCCGAATCTGACGGAAGTCACTCAAGGTCTGTTGAGCGCTCAGCGCGGCTACAGATCGGTGCCCTGTGGCAGCGAAGTCAGTCCACATTGTTGCCCCTAAAAAACGCACTCCTCCTATCACAACTTCATCGTGATCCATGACGCGAACTCGCTCATCAGCGGCCGCCTGCATCGCCTCAAACGTTCTTTCGAGGTGGCCCCGGTAGTACTCATGATTTCCAGGCACATACAGCACAGGGCATGTGAAAGCAGTTCGGGCCCATTCGATTCCTCTGATACCGAGATCAATGTCGCCCGCCAATATGACCAAATCCGCGTTATGCACCTCCGGTATGAAGACCTCAAACTCGTTGTGCAGGTCTGAGAGAATATGAATTCGCATCGGTTCTCCTCTTGTGCTGAGGCAACTTCAACTCGATATCCGCATACGCGGAGCAACGAAACGGACAGCAAGCGCTCCAAGCAGAAAAATAGCGCTTATCGACGTCTAATTTCGTCGATAGGCTGATTAGAGAGGAAACGGCTCATCCCAACCATATAAAAATGAGGAAAATCGAGTAACTAGAGCCCGACGTGAACAACCCCACCTATACCAGCAGCACCAACAAGGTCAATTGGTTTGCTAGTTGCGCCAAACTTCCTCATGAGGTGTCAGAGTGAACACCTTCTTTCTACTCATGGCTCAGTACAACGGCAAAGCTGTAATCCCCTTGGACGACATCTGCCGTGACTACTTTATGCACCTCACTCCAGAAATGTTCCAACGAAAGGTACTTTCAGGTCAGATCAAAATCCCTTTAATGCGAATAGAATGCAGCCAGAAAAGTACAAAAGGTATTCATTTGTCAGACTTGGCCGCCTATTTGGATAAGCGGCATGCCGAGGCCCTAGAAGAGTATCAAAAATTAAACGGCGTTCGCCGTATTGGTTGACTTTCTTCTGGACACCCAAACTCCATAAGAAACCTTCATATCTATAATCGTAGGCAGCCAGCACCAACCCGCATATCGATCTCCTTCACCATGCAGATGCGTATAACGTCTTAGCGAGTTCCAGTCTCTGTGGCCTGATACGCTAGCTACCGCAGGGATATCCCACCCCAGTTCGAATAGACGGCTGATCCCTTCATGTCGCAAGTCGTGAAAGTGAAGATCTTTTATACCGGCCCGCTCGACCGCACGCATCCAGGCCCCTTGGATAGCGTCAGTGGTGTAAGGAAAGATCTCTTGGTATTCACGAGGCATGCTTTGAACTATTGCCCAGGCTTCATCAGGGAGACGGCACCAAACGTCATTTCCCCATTTATCTCCCGGGTTTTTCATATCCCGTACCAAGACCGCCTTTCGTGAAGGGTCTAAATCGTCCCACCGGATTCGAACAATCTCCTCTTGGCGGCGAGTTGAGAATAGAGCAAACGCCATAACTTTTGGCATATGTATCGAGGTAGGGCGCGGGCGAAGCACTTCTTGGAAACGCTGAAGTAGCTTGTCCAGCTCTGCCATGGTGGGACGACGGTCCCGCTCCTGGCTTTTAAGCCTGTAGCCTAGCTTGGAGAGGACACGACGGGCCTCTACCATGCATATACCATCAACCTCGTAACCCCATGCAGGCCGCGCTACCGATAGAACGGCCCCCAGATGGGCTAAATCATTACCCACGGTCTGGGGTTTGACGCCTCCCCCTTCAGGACTCATGCGCCATAGCGCATAATCAACCAGTACTTGGCTATTGAGCTCGCGATCAGTCTTGGTACCCAGAGTGGTCTTCGCAATGGCAGCCAAGGTGGCTTTCTTCGTCTTACCCAGCGGGCGGGCTCTGCCCACCTCATCTAGATACTTGTCGATTATGTCCGACAGTTGAACGCCCTCATGCCGTGCCCGCTGAATGGCACCTGGCTCAGCTAGCTCCGTTTCTCGTCGCTTAGCCCACGCTTCGGCCGCTTTTTTGCGAGAAAAGGTCATGCTTTCGGTATGAACCTGCTGCCCGTTCTTCTTGAGTCGGATCTGTGCGGTATAGCTCATAGAGCCATCGGCTCGTTTACGGGCTCGAATCGTTGCCATGCGAGTGCTCTGACCGGTGGTACATACTGGTATCTTGGTGGTACAGCGTACCACCTGGGTTTAATAAATGCCCTGAAACCCCTGAAAATACGTTGGTAGCGCGTAGATGACTAAAGAAGCAAATATTACCTCAAAGCCTTTAAAAATGGGCACTTCAGGATTCCGAAGCTTCTCCGTCGCGCCGATGATGGATTGGACACACTTATCGGGAAAATTCATGTAAATCAATTGCTTATTATATAACTTGTCGCGCATGTAGCATATTTGGGGGAACAGCTTACGGGTAGAGGGCTTTCCGCCACCGATCATTGTCGGACTACGATCCGGGCGGCTGCTGACGCCCAGGAGCGGGCTCATTTGGCTGGAACTGAAAATGTTTGGGAAGTATCTTTAAGGCCTTAGTGCATCACAGCTACCGAGGCGCTCAAATCGCTCGCTTCACTCGCCGGCACTGGCTAAAGCCAGCCTCTTAGCTAAATCGTTAGCCCTATCCATCTAATACGAGCACCCCGGATGTTTGAATTTGAGAAAGACCGTAATCCAATCCGCTTCTTTGCCGTAATTTTTCTCCTATTGCTCGGTGGCCTTTCTTTCTACCTCTACTTTGGCCGCAACTGGTCGATCACAACAGCATTCAACCTAATTGGCATTGTGTGTAACGCCGCTGGCGCGCTGTGGATCGCATCTGGCGTCTATCTCTTCAGTCAAGAGAAAGAGCACCTGCAAAAAGGCAACCCAACAAGGAACAAGTACGCAAAGAAGCTAGCAGAATTACTTGTTTCTGCTTCGAGAGTAATCCCTCTTGGGGTTCTATACATTCTCCTTGGAAGCACATATCAAGCCTTCGTGCTAATCGGAACTGAGTTGAAATGGTTTCCAGCTAACCCATAAGTCCACCTGACCTGCGCGAAAAACCGCGCAGCCTGGTGAACTCAGACGTTATGTGCAAACAAGGATGTAACCTTGAAATATCGGGCATGGGAAACAAGCGCCTCTGTACTCCTCGCTTAACAAATCCTACCGATCTGCGAAAACATAACAACTAATTCAAACCGTTCTTTTCGCTCAACGGGACGAACTAAAGCCCGCCCTTTAACCAGACGTTAGGCTCCCCCCGGATTACAACTCAATCGTGATAAGAATATTTGTCTTACCTATCGTATTAACTATAATTCTAATATTTATCTTTGGATTCGTATTCGGTCAATCTGTTGACCTCGGCTGGCGTTTATCGCTGGGTACGTCCTTAACACTTTTTATTGCTTGCCTTGGTCTTTTTGTAACACTTTATAATTCCTATCTATCGAGACGCCATAACAGATTACTAGTAAAGCCTCACCTAATATTTGATAGCATGTTTGATAGCAGCTTTCGAGAAGATCACCACACTTACACTTTGAAAATTAAAAATGTCGGCCTTGGTCCTGCCCTAATCGAAAACTACAAAATCTCTCTAAATAAAGTAAACGAATTAGACCCTCATTCTGTATTTGAAGAACTACTACGGATGGTAAATACCAACACTCCCGCGAAAGGCCGCGCACATTGTGTTGCTAACTATCTGCACACCGGAGACGCAGTTGACAAAGGAAATGAGAAAATATTAATACAGGTCAGCTTGCCTACTGATGGTCGAAGCTTTATGGAAGGTCGGCAAATAGCTAAAGAATTGGTCAACATGATTGAATTATCGGTATTTTATAAGTGCCACTATGGATCAACACATGTGGCATCAAAAAAACACAATGCAGAACCTAACAAACGGCTCAAATCGTTCGCTACGCTCACAGGGACGGACTAAAGCCCGCCTCTTTACTTCAACGTTATAGCTGCCCGAGGTGCTACTGCGATGTTACGTGTCGGCTTTGTACTACCGCATGCCTGATTACCTACTTGTTCCATTCGCTCTCCGCGCGCTCACCGCACCACCATCAACTCCCCCCACCGCGTCGTATACCGCTGGCTCATCATCTCGCGCTTCATCGACCACTCCGCCGTGGCGGGGATGCGTCCAAGTCGCACCGTTCCTTTCCCCTCGCGCGCGTTGATCTGATCTACCACAGCCATCAGCCGGTCAGCACCTGGGCGCGGTACTTCGGCGAACAGGTCGCCGGTGAATTCGCCTCGCTGCCGCAAGTCCATCAACAGCACCTCCGCTTTGCTGTAGGCGTACCCAGGCCGGTAGATTGCCTCCAGGCCGCGCACAGCCGCGGCGGCCAGCACGCGGGTGTCATCGGTCGGGTACGGCAGCGGGCAGCTGATGGCATTGGCGTAGCGTGGCTGGTTGGGGTTGTGCATGCCGGTGCGGATGGCCACCTGCAGCGCGCCGGCCAAGCTCTGCTGTGAGCGGAGCTTCTCGGCGGCCTTGGTGACGTAGGCGACAACCGCTTCGCGTATCGGGGCGATGTCGCGCAGGCGACAGCCGAACATCTTCGATGAGCAAATCATCTGCCGCGGCGGTACCGCCTCCTCCAGCTCGAGACAGGAGATCCCGCGCAGCTCGCGGGCGGTTTTCTCCAGCACCACGCTGAACTGTCGGCGCAGCGATGCGGCGTCGTACTGCGCCAGGTCCCAGGCTGTTTCGATACCCAGCGGTCGCAGCCTAGCGGTCAGCCGACGACCAACGCCCCACACTTCGGCTACCTCGGTCATCTGCAACAGCTTGTCCCGTCGCTCAGGGTCGCGAAGGTCGATCACCCCGCCGGACTTGCGCCAGGTCTTGGCCGCCCAGTTGGCGAGCTTGGCCAAGGTTTTCGTCGGCCCAATCCCCACCCCTACCGGAATACCGGTCCAGCGCAGCACTCGCTCACGCGCCTCGTGCCCCAGCGGCACCAGGTCGCCCGTCATCCCTGTCAGGTCGGCAAATGCCTCGTCGATGCTGTACACCTCGATTCGCGGAAACATCCCCTCCAATGTCGCCATCACCCGGGCGCTCATCTGCCCGTAAAGCTCGTAGTTGCTGGAGAAGCACACCACGCCCCACTCACGCATCTGGTCACGCCATTGGAAATACGGCGCCCCCATCGGTATGCCCAGGCGCTTGGCCTCGCGCGTACGCGCGATGACGCACCCGTCGTTATTGCTCAGCACCACCACCGGCACGCTGTCGAGCCAGGGCCGGTAGACACGCTCGCACGAGCAATAGAACGAGTTGCAGTCGATCAGCGCGAACATAGCTGGTGCAGATTGTGAGTGGCCACGCCCCATACGTGCAGGGACTCAGTAACGCGGAGCGCGCGGTAATCCGGGTTTTCTGGCTGTAGCCACACGCCCTCCGGCGTCACCTGCAACCGTTTGACCGTCATCCCACCATCAACATAGGCGACAACAATGTGGCCAGGGCGCGCCTCCAGCGCCCGATTCACCACCAGCACATCGCCGTCGTATATGCCGGCGCCGATCATGCTGGGGCCTTCTACCCTTACCAGGTACACGTGCGGCGTACGCAGGTCGACCAGCTCATCGATGGAGAGCGTCACCTCCTCATAGTCCGCTGCCGGCGAAGGGAAACCGGCCGGCACGCGGCTGTCGACGTACTGAAGGAATGTTGACGATGGGCCGAGCTGGCCCAGGAGGGTGGCGCGCATAGTACTGCTCTGCGATTACTGTATATGTGTACAGTAAACCGCGAGCACATCATGCGGTCAATGTAGAGAGTCAGCCATCCGATAGCAGGCTGGAGGGGATATGTGCGGTCGTTTCACGCAGTACCGAACAGCGGTCGAGTACCTGGATGCGCTGCGCTACGACAAACCCATCGAAGGAGGCGTCGACCCGGAGCCTATCAACCGCTACAACGTCGCGCCACGGTCTCGCGTAATGATTTTCTACGAGACGGACACGGGCCTGCGCATGGCCCGCCTGCCGTGGGGCTATCAGCCGTTCTGGGCCGTGGGTAAGCGCCCGCCAGCGATCAATGCGCGGGTGGAGACGGCAGCGACCAGCCGATTTTTCCGGGACATCTGGGCGACCGGCCGAACGCTGGTCGCTGCTGACGGCTGGTACGAATGGGTCAAGGCCCCATCGGACCCGAAGAAAAAGCAGCCCTACTACATCCGCCGCAAGGACGGCGAACCACTGTGGTTCGCCGCATTGGCGCAGATGGACCGTGCCGGCATGACCGATCGCGACGGTGACGGCTTTGTGATCATCACCGCCGATAGCGACCAGGGCATGGTTGATATCCACGATCGGCGGCCGGTCGTACTCGAGGCAGAACGAGCGCGCGAATGGATCGAGCCAGATCTATCACTGGCACGCGCCGAGGAGATTGTGCGCGACCTGGCGCTGCCGGTTGAGGCGTTTGAGTGGTTTGCGGTCGACCGCGCCGTAGGAAATGTGCGGAACGAAGGGGCCCGCCTGATCGATCCCTCCGATCCCCAGCGCGGCGAGTGATAGGCGATCGTGCATACCCTTCACTTATGCGTGCCCAACCGGAGCCTGTAGCTAGCTTGCCCAGCGACTGGCAAGGCGCCATTATCGTTTTTTGAACTAAAAGGATGAAGACAATGAAGATGGAACTGAACGGATGGGCTAGGTCTGTAACAACTCACCGGCCGACGGTGCTTCCGGTGGACCGCGCATCGCGGGGAATTGGCGGTAAGAAGCTGAAGCCAGGCCCTATCAGATGGCATGCTCCTCTTAAAGCATCCGCGCATCTGAAAGGCCTGAGTTTATCGGGCGACTTCCTGTTGGATATGACATTTGAAGAGGCCGAGTTACGAAATTGGCTACTTGCGTATGCAAAAGGACTCCCGGATCAGGCGCTGAGGCTCATATCGGAAGTCCAAGCGGAAGCAATCATCGCGCTTCAAACAAAGCCTGAGGAAGCTTAGCGGCACGTATCTATTATCGTTCAGGCATTCCTGAGCATAGGTAAGGGATGGTGAATACCGCTCCTTTCCTCCATCAGAAACCCGCTCGCAGGTAGGCCCTGCGCTGCGGGGGCTGCTAGCCCCCGCAGCGCAGGGCCCGAAAGAGGCCATCCGGTGGCTCTCAGAGCCGCGGCTCCATGCGAGACGCGCAGATCGGGCATCATCAGAAGAACAGATCCCCCCAGGCAGCTGGTGTCCAGTTCATGATCACCAGCTCGCCGGTCACGTCTGCTTTCCCCTGCCGCTGGTTCGCCACGCTGTAACAGATATCGAGCTGCTCGTAGTGGAAGCCCTCGAACACGCGGCGGATGTCAGGATGGTCGTTGATGCTCACCATCACATGCCCCTTGCAACGCCGCATGAAGTTGGCCATGCGCTCGTACTCGTCGAATGGGAAAGCCACGCCGTAGCCCTCGGTTTGCCAGTACGGTGGGTCCATGTAGTGAAAGGTGTGCGGCCTGTCATAGCGCTCCGCACACGCGAGCCAAGGTAGATGCTCAACGTAGACCCCAGCCAATCGCTGCCAAGCGGCGGACAGATTCTCCTCAATCCGTAGCAGGTTAATTGGCGCGCTGGTCGTCGCGGTACCAAACGTCTGGCCGCTAACTTTTCCGCCGAAGGCGTGGTGTTGCAGGTAAAAGAAGCGAGCGGCACGCTGAATATCGGTGAGCGTTTCCGGCCGCGTCATCTTCTGCCACTCGAATATCTGCCTGGAACTGAGCGCCCATTTGAACTGCCGGACGAACTCCTCAAGGTGGTTTTGCACCACTCGGTATAGACACACCAGGTCGCCGTTCACGTCGTTGAGCACTTCGGTTTGAGCAGGAATCGGACGCATGAAAAACAGCGCAGCGCCGCCTGCGAAAACCTCGACGTAACATTCGTGGGGCGGAAATAAAGGAATCAGACGGTCAGCCAAGCGGCGCTTCCCGCCCATCCAGGGAACGATAGGATTGGTCATGTTTAGCAAGCCTTTACTGTATAAATAAACAGGTGTTAGCCTTGCCCCGCTTCGTGCACGAGGCGGGGGCTTTGGCTGGGCTTGCAGGTATGGCCTGCGGTCCGGTGGCTGCTAGGGTGTTGGCGCACCCGACGCAGCCGCCCTCTTCAACGCCTGATAGCTCAGGCTCCAATACTCAACGGGCCAATTGCAGGCCCGCTGTCGACACTCGCATAAACTCGATCACAAGCGGACCCGTTGGCGAACACGGCGACCGCGTCTGCTGGTACCGTCTGCGGGCTGCTATCGATCGGTATCGAACGCCACCACGCCCTCTCCGAGCGGAATCCACTCAGCCTCGGGTGCGCCCGGTTTACAGATTGCGATCTGCGCTTTGGCGCCGACCTTCGGCTCAGCTGGGGAAATGGCGGCGTGGCGATAAGGCGTGTAGTCCGGGGGACTCATGTAGGAGCTGGCGGACCGATGAAACTCGAAGATGCCGTGCTTGCCGGAGCTGCCAATCTGGCGATCGAGCGTATAGGTCAGGCCCCCGTCCATCCGCAAAAGCAGCATAAGTTCCCCCAAGCAAAGCGCCTCATGATACGCCTATTGGCTGCCCTGCTCGGCGTTAACAGCCCGAACGGCCCTCGCCCACTGCTGCAGGTAGGCCAGCTTCTCCTGGTCGCTGATCATTCCGGCTCGGATATCCCAAGCAGCTGATCCAGCTGCTGCACTGAGTTCGACGCTGGCTGCATCGCCCACGCGGCCGGCGCTGGTGGCGGCGGACACGATGGCGTCGGCTCGGGCAAGGTTGACGTCGATTCGCAGCCGGCGGCGCTCATGATCAGCAGAGCTATACAGGCGCTGAAGGCGATCGTTTTCGGTGAGTGCATGGTTCAGTTTCTCGGTTGATTGTTGGTCGGCGGCGGCCAGGCGCCGGTCAAGGCCCTGCCGGTCGGCCTGCTGCTGGAGGATCACCGAAGCATTGGCCTCAGCCACCTGACGCAGAAACCCTTGGTGCTCGACATCCTTCTCGGCCAGCCGCTTGCCGTAGGCGTTGCCCTGCCACTGCCACGCGGCGCCGAACGACAGGGCGCATAGCACGAGGACGGCCACACCTGCGGCGGCCAGCTTGTACTGCTTAAGCATGGCGATCATGCGAACACCTCCTGCCCCGCACGCCATAGCGCAAGGCGCTGCGGCTGGCCGTGCGTGCTGCCGTTGATGCGGCGGGTGATTGCCTCGAACCGGCCGGCGTCGGCGAGTTCGTTGAGGCCGTTGCTGGCCCAGTACCACGCGGCGGAAAACGCGGCCCATTCGGGCTGCTCGAGCAGCTCAGGATTCGTCAGCAGATCCGCACCGATTGCATCGCCGCAGGCGCGGTAGTTGTCGCGGCCGGTGAGCTGGATCAACCCACGCCCGCGATACCGCCAACCGTCACCACTCGATGCCGGGCCGTTGCCCAAGCGACCGGCATAGACGTGGCTGGCGATGGCCTCGGGCCGGCGCGCCAGCCGCTGCGCCAATGCGTTCGGCTGACCATCGGCACCGCGGAATCGCTTAGGCCAGGTGTCGGCAAGTCGATCGGCGCTGTAGTTGAGGTTCTCGACCAGCCGGCGCAGTTGGCCGGACTCATGCCCGATCTGAGCGAGAAATGCCGCACACCGTACCGGGCTGTCGATACGGTAGCGGTTCATGGCCGGGTTGAGCGCGGAAACAAAAACGCCCGCGACAGGGCGGGCGTTGGGGAGGATGCGCAGCAACTGCTGCTCAGTCAGTGGTCGCATGGTGTCTCCTGGCAAAAAAAAAGCCCGCTAAGAGCGGGCCTTAAGAAATGGCTTCTCGAAAATATTGATTACATCCGGCTTAGTACACCAGTACGGTCGTTAAGCATGAATGCAGTTCCAGCCGCATCGCGCAAAATAATCTCGTTGCCCGCACGCCCATCCATGTCCGTAACCGAGTCGATGGAGTAGTTTCCTCCGGCGATAGGGTAGTCGCGCGAGTATCCTTGGGCATGGGAGATAATGCGGATGAGGCCCTGCATGACCAGGATAATTTCATCCCCAGCCTTACCGTCCGTATCTGCCGTGCGCCCGTAAATTGCCCACGATGAACTCGTGGTAGCTGGGTATTCTTTCAGCCGCGGCGACTTAACCCCCCCACTGATGACGTAGACCGTACCGGCGGTTCGGCCTACGACCTCAAGGCCCGCTTTCGAATCAAGTTGGGATGTACTAAATATCGCGCTATAGCCTTGGAAAGTGAAATCCCTCATCTGATAAGTGCGAGGGTCCATCAGTTTCACTCCGCCACCCATATTGATGACCAGATCAGGCCCCGCACTACCTAGGTTCGCTATGCCGAAAAGCGCCCATGTCCCAGTATGATTGAAGTCGATATCCCTGAAACTTTGAGTCGCGTCATGAATGAACTTAATGCCGCGATAGGTATTGATTACAATTTCCTCGCCTGCCTTATTGTTAAGCTCAATAACGCCAACGATCGTCCAGGACATGTTACCTACGGCATAGGTCCGTTTGGCTTGGGAAGCATGCGAGATTACCGCGAGATCATTACCGGCACGCACCACCAGTTCAAGGCCTGGCTTTCCATCGGTGTCCCTTGCATCTACAAATGACCATGCCAGGTTTCCAATAGGATAAAGTCTCTGGTCCCCACCAACATCCACAACCCGAATAGAGGCTCCATCTTTATATACCGTCTGTTTCTTTCCAGCCCCCTTAAGGTCCCAAGAGCCCAGATATGTAGCAGCCGAACATACTTGTGAGGCAAGTATGGAAATGCATGTAATCGCAATTAAATTCCATTTTTTCATTACCAACTCCTTTTTAAGTGAGCGAAAAGTGTAATTTGCGCAATTATCGAAAAATATGATGGAGGTCAGATTTATAATGAAGCGTCACCGCTACCCGACGAGTGGTGGATTAATCCCGACGGGGTTAAGCCAATCAACGATCTCGCATAGCCAGGTGGCGCGCTACTTGGGGAATGTTCCGCGCGTGCTCGGTTCTTGAGTACGGTCATGGAGAGACTGACGAGTCATGGCACTATGCCACCCAGCTTCAGAATCAAGCGCCAGCAACGCCACGGCGAGCAAAAAAAAGCCCGCACTGGGCGGGCCTCGGGAAAACCACGGCTACACGGGAGGGCGTGTAGGTAGTGGCGATATGATGCCAGCGTTTTGTGATATGTGTCACAGTTTTATTTGTTTGCCGACAGGGAGTCAGGATGAGCTACGAAGGAACCGACCGCCGCCAGTGCACTGCGCTGCGCAATCACATTGATGGACTTCTGGCTGACGGCGCCTCGCTGATCGGTCGAGATCCCGTCAGGCTCATCTACAAGCAGCAGACGCTCACCGTTCAGCACGGCATGCTGCTCAGCGAACCGACACCCTCAGAACTTATAGATGCACTCAATGTGCTGGTTGAAGGCGAGGACAGCGAGCGAGCTGCGGCCATCGAAATATGCCTGCGCTACCTCGACAGCGCGCTAGCGCCCTACCCGCCGTTTCGCTACCGCACTCATGAGCTGAACGGCGCCGCTACCTGCAAGGACTTCTGAGGAATCCAGGCAGAAAAAAGCCCCGGCTGGCGGGACTGCCAGGCGACTACGCTGATCGTGTGCGTGCCGACGGGGAATGGGTTCGTCGCGCGGTCCCAACGGAGCGTGTACCCGACATACTGGACGCCAATGGCTGTTGCGGTCGACTAGGTCACGCCGTTGACCGTGATCGACGTAAACGGCAGCTGGTCGCGGCTTGAATAGCTTCCACGGACGGTCAGGTAGACGAACTGGTTTGGCCGTGCCAGTACAGGTCGAGGATCTGCCCGGCCGCGCCGGCAGTAGCAGGCGCGCCAGGGACGATATTGAAGCTGGCAGGATCAAGCGAACCGATGTTCGGCGCCCCGCCTGCACCGGTCGAAGCAAAGCCGTAGTTGCTGTCTGCCGCCACCGTTTGGCCAAGTACCAGCCACCAGTCAGCCCGTAGCGTGGCTGCATCAGCCGCAGGCTGTCGCGCAGGGTCGAACCCTGCTCGATGCGCAGATCGTGTTTCGCTGGCTGCATGGTGACTCCGGCTAGCTCGGTTAAATGGGCCCTGCACTCGGCAGGAAGTCGCCGTAGGCGACCCATCTGTCAATGTCTATGCGCTTGATGGTGATGACGGCGTACGCGCTGCCGGCCTGGACGTTGTTGCTGGCTGAGTCGCCAAACATGAACATGACGAAATCACCGGCCACAGGTCCGCCGAGGATGCTGTAAGCGTCCCATCCGGCGAAGGTGATCTGCGCGCCCTCAGGCCAGGCCACGTCGGTATCCGACGGCACGGTCAGTTCGACGTTGCTGTTGTTCATCATCAAAAATGCCCCCTCGTCGGCGAGCGTGAGCAGGCGCGATGCGTTGACGCGCACGACCGGCGAGCGCGCTGGCGCCGCCGGGGCGGCCAACTGCGCCAACGTCCCCGCCGTAAGCGAGCAGTAGATGACGCTCCCCTCTGGCCACGCCTGGTCCGTGGTGCCTTCCAGCGCGCGGGTGAGCGTGGCGGAGCCGGCAGCAACGGTGGCGTCGGTGATTTCCCAACGTGTCGGGGTAGTCGCGCTATCAGCCAACGTCAGGCGGTAGCTGCCATCGGGCAAATCCAGCGCGAGCGTGGTCGCACCGGCCGCCAGCGTCACCGGCCGGCTCCAGTTGTTCACGAAATTCATGGTTGTCCTCGGTCAGATCCAGCAGACGGGTTCGGTTTGATCGCGTATCACGGCGCCGGTGGCCGGGTTGTAGCTGCCGTAGTAGGCAGTCCCTGCATTGGCAGCCAGGCCGCCGGCATCGATGCCGGCCGGATAGGCGGCAGCCGTGGTGCGGCGAGCGTAGAGGTACACCGCCGTGTCGAAATCGTAGGGTCCGCTCTCGACGAGCAGGCCAAGCAGGTAGTTGCTGTAGCGCCGCGGCGCGACGTTGGCGCGCTGCCAGGCAGTCATGTACATCTCCGCACCAAATCCGCCGGCCAGCGCCTGGAGGCGCGGCAGGTTGGTAGTCGGCTCCGGCAGCTGAGGGGCCAGCCGCGAGGTGCTGACGTAGGTGAAGAACGGGGTGTTCGCGTCGAACGCCCGCGCCTCGGTGATCGCCCCGGACACGCCATCCAGTGCCCCGCTGCCGGTTTCCGTCCAGCTTTGCGAGGCGCCGGAGGGCGATGCCAGTACGCGGCTCAGTGTCATGGCGTTGCTGCTTGAGCCGCTGATCATCGCAACCACCTCTGCGCCGCGGCGCAAGGCGATGTTCACGGCCCCGGCCATTTGTCCGCTGCGGGTCACTTGGTGAGAGAGGCTGTCTTCCACCACTGTCACGTCACCGCCCGCTTTCGGGTGATGCTCGATGCGCCGGCCGCTGGTGGCCTCCTGCGGGACGGCATTGCCCCCGCTTTCGGTCCAGCTGTAATCGAGGGTCAGCTCCTCGAACCCGACGCCGGCATACCACAGCGCCAGGATGCGGTTGCTAAGGCTGATTTCGTTGTCGGCCGCGAGCCGGTCATAGCCGAACGTCTCGCCCAGCCCAGCCTGGTAGGTGTAGGTGACCTCGGTGTAGTCGCCCATGTCCACGCTGGTTGAGGTGAGGTCGGCCAGTGTGAGCTGCCCACTTCCGCTCCAATTGCTCTGGCGTACGACCGCCGATCCGAGCGTCTGGGTACGCGTGCGGATTACGGCGAGGCTTGCCGTTAGACCCGCGGCGTCGCCCGCGAGGGTCAGCTCCAGCCAACCCAGAGGACGCTTGCCGATATTGGCGTTGCTGTAGCCCCACTGCTGCACGACGCCATACGGCACGTAGAGCATGAGCAGCGCCCGGCTGCCGTCCGGTTGCAGGTCGCACACGGCGATGCTCACGGTGGCGCTCACCGGCTTGGCCGGGTCGGGCTCGGCCTGGCCAATGTCGGCGAGTGTAGCGGTGAGCGTTTGCGTGACGGGCATTGCGCCATCGAATTCGCCGAAACGGGTGGCGGTGATGCTCAGCGTGAGCGGCTGCTGCGCCTGCACGGTCGGGTACATGGCCGCGATGTGCCAGCGACTGCCGTCCGGCGAGCAGTAGATGTAGCCGCCGAGCACCTGGCCGTACAGCTCGAAATCCGAGCCGGCGAGCAGCGCGTCGGTGCGCCAGGTGTAGCCCAGCTCAGTATCGCGCACGGCCTCCTCCGGGCTGCGTACCACATAGGCGGCAGGGCCACGCTGCAGCAGCGTCTGGCCGTAGTCGTCGGTCGTCTCGCCCCACGGTTGTGGGCAGGCGCGGCTGCCGCCGTTGGGCAGGCTGATGCTGCCGTTGCGGCACAGCCCGCGGTACGGGTTGCCCCAGGTGATCTGCGTCATGCGCTCGGGTCCGCGTAGTCGAATACCACCTCGGCGCCGTTGGCGTCCTGCATCTGCACATGGCGGATGGCAGGCAGCACCAGCAGGCCGTCATTGCTCGGCCAGCCACCGGGCCAGTAGGTGCGCGTGGCTGCGCTGACCTCGGTTACCGGGCTGGCGATGCCACCGGTACCGGTGGCGGCCGGCGCCTTGTACGGCGCGCTGCTGCGCTGGGGAGGGATCGAGCCGACCGGGTCGAGGCGCTTGAGGCGCGAGGGCTGGCGGGGCGGACGGACGATGCTGTTGATGTCCTCGACCACCGACTCACCACGGCGCTCTGCCTCAATCTGTCGGCCAATGGCGCGGCGCTCCGCTTCGATCTGGCTGCCGATGTCACGGCGCGACTGTTCCATCGCGCGGCCGCTAGCGCGGCGCGCATCTCCGAGTGCCATTGCTACATCTCCAGCAGATCGTTAGGAATGCCGACGCGGAACAGCGTGGTCGAGGCCAGCGCAAGTTCGTCGCGGTCGGCGGCGGGTATCTCAGGCGCCTCTAGAGCGAAGCGGCGCGGGTACTGTTCGCCCAGCCCGCCGCCTGACCAGTTGCCCGAGAAGCCGAGCTTTTCTTCGTCGTAGGGCGGATCGGCCAGGCGACCACCGATCTGGGTCGGCAGCACAATCGACGCCCCTTCTCCCGGATCGATCGGCGTAGCGCCGATACGCCCCGGCATGACAATCGGGTCGCTCGTGCCGCCGCCGCGCATGAGCGCGATGCTGAGCGCAGTCGTGGCCGAGCCGCTGGAGAGGTCGAACGTGTCGACCACGCGCCGGCACTTGCCGCGCGCACGCACGCCAGAGCAATCGACTTCCAAGGTGTGGATCAGGTCGATACCGAGAACCATGCTGGTCGGCACCTGCCAGCTCAGCACGGTTTGACGGCTTGCAGCGATCAGTTCGGTTTTCGCTTCGTTGACAACCACATCGAATACCGCGGCGCGGCGCGCATCGTCGAACTCATCCTGATAGGCAGTGGCCGCATCAGCCATGTCCGCTTCTGTCCACTCCTCCGCCGCTGCGCTCTCGATTTGCAGCGTGGCGCTCTGGCGCTGAACAACCTGCGTTGCCTCGACTTCGCCAGCGGGTGCGGCCAAGGTGAGCGTGTACGTCTCGGTGACGGTCTGCACCCAACGCCGCCCGCCAGTGATGCCGGTGCCGATGACGAGGTTGTCGAAATTATTGATCCACGGCGAGCCGGTGCCGCACGGGTCCGGGTCACTCAGGGGCGCGGTGACGTAGCTCTCGCTGACTATCGAGAACCCGGCGCCCGTTACCGCACCCTGCACCATGTCAATTGTCGGCAGATCGTGCGCATCCAGCCGCCACTCGCAGAACGACCCCGCAGGCACGAGCCAGGTGTAGTTCTGGTTACGCTGCCACAGGCGTGAGTAACGGTAGCTGAACTCGATTTCAACGCGGTTCGTCGTGTTCGACAGGTCGGACTCCTGCAGTTGCGGTGTCTGGTAGGCCACCGTGCCCTCGCCGAAAACGAAGCGCGGTGCCTGCGCAAACCAACTGGTGACGCGCAGCTCACCGGTGGGCGAGCAGTCCAGGCTGTCCGGGCGCGTGCTCAGCCGCTCCAGCGCATAGTCCCAATGGCTGCGCCCCTCGACCGGCTCGAACACATCCGCCGACCAGTAGCCGCCGATCAGCGCATCGATGGCGGTAACCGTCATACCCTCGACGCGCTGTTGCAGCTGGTCCGAGCATTCGCAGCTCAGCAGGCGGGTGACCGGGTTCCAGTTGGCAATGCTGATCTGGCCGGTGAAGCGCCGCGCCTCGGTTGTCACGCCCTGGCTCGTGGTGATGTAGTCGACGGTGACGCTGCGGCCCTTCCAGTCGGGAGGCACCACGGGCGTGCCGGGCGCGATGTAGAGGTCAAAGCTGGCAATGCCTGCCGCGCCCTCTTCCCGGTCTACGGTCACGGCGCCGGTGAGCTGGGACGTTAGGTTCACGCCGCCCACCAGCACCCGCAGCGCCCAGACGAACGATTGGCCGCGCACCACATATACCGGCTCAACCGCACCGCCCGGCAAGCTATTGAGCGGCCCGGCGTTGAGGGGCGATCCGTTGAGCATCAGGTTTCTTCCCAGGTGATGGACCAGTTGTGGCTGGCGGTGCCGGACGACTGCGTTTCCTGTGGCGCCTCGGCGAATACCGAGAACACCGGCATGTAGCAGGCCTGGTACAGCGTCGCGCCGGCCACGGGCGGCACGGTGACCACGCCATCCGCGAACGAGCACGGCACCCGTACCCAGTCCCGGCCGCCCATCAGCGCCTGGGCCCAGGGTTCCACGTCAGGGCGCGGCGTACCGAGCAGCGTGAAGGTCGGGCCGGGACCAACGTGGCTCAGCGTCTTGGTGCTGCGCAGCTCCAGCGGCTGGGAGAAGTCCAGGCCGGCCAAGCCGGGTGGCATCCAGCCGTTGCCGGAAATCGTCCCCGCCGACCTTCGCCAGTGCTGCAACTTCACGCCGGCGCCGTCGCTCATGCGCATTACGGTGCTGCCGCCGATGGGTCCGATGCTTTCCTCGGGCGCACCGGCATGCAGCACGATCGGCACGCCGCCGAGCATGATTCGAGGTGGGGACATTGAAGGCTCCAGAAACAAGAAGCCCCGCAGGTGCGGGGCGGGTTAGCGGTGGGTGCGGCCGAATTTCCGGGCCGCCTCGCGAAGCTCATTCACGCTGCCGCGCTCGACGTAAACGGTTTGCGTCTGCCCCCGAGGTTGAAGTCAACCTGGCCGAGGTGCGGAAACTGCGGGCCTGACGCCGCCTCCAGCAGCGCAGCGCTCGGCGCCGGCACGTTCGGGACAAAGCGCGGTACCGGCACGACTGGCCCACCATTGGCATAGCCGCGCAGGCGCAGCTGATCCAGCGTTGCGCGGAAACCATTGCGGCGGATGCGCTCAAGGAAGGCCAACGCTCCCGGCTCGCGCACCACCTCCTGCGGCTGCACGTGCTCGCCGGCATGCACGACGCCGGCAGGCTGGTACTTGCCGCCCGGGCCGGTCCAGCCGCCGCCGGAAAAGCCCTCGGGATTGTCTTGGCCCGTGGCTGCACTCACCTGGCCCGCGACTACAGTCGCGGGGATGATCAGTTGTTTGGCCAGGTCCGCGGAAAGCGCCTGCATACGCTGACGGATTGCCGCTTCGTTGCTCTCATCCCAGCCGACCTCGATCTGCATTGCCTTCAGAGCTTCGCCCTGTGCGACGAGATCGTGGATGCTCGCTTTTATGGCCTCAACCTTAGCTTCGGCATCGCTGCTTTCGAGGCGAGCGGCCTCGGTTGCAATGCGACCCAGCTCCTTGGCCATGCCCTCGAAGCCATAGGTGCTCTGGCCGGCGCTCTTCAACTCCTTGAGGATTTCACCACTGCGCCGTGCCTGGCGGATCGCCTCCTCTGCGTCGCCCCGCGCCTTCGCCTCCCGGGCCGCAATCAGGGCGTCCTGGGCATCTGCGTACGTGACTTCTCCAGTTCCGCCGCCGCGCAGCTCTGCAGTGAGGTCGCGAAACTCGCGCTCAATGTCCAGCTCGCTCTGCCGAGCTTTTTTCAGATTCGACTGGGCTTTTTCAAGCTCGACATACTGGGCAGCGATGCTCTGCCGAAGGTCCGAGAGCATCTCGTCCCGTACAGTTTTTGCGCGAGATTTGGCCGTCTGATCGGCGGCCTCACGGAGCCGGTTACGCTCCTGCTCCCGCTGCAGAAACTCCTCCGCTGTCGTTCCATATTCCTGCGCATAGCTTTTCGCAGCTGCGAGGTCGTCAATGCGTATGCCTTGCAAGGCTGCCGCAGAGCGCTCCTCTTCAACGAGCCGCCGGATATTGCGATCGCGCTCCTCGTTGTCCTTCAGGCTCATCTGCAGCTCGTAACGCTCACGCGCGCTGAGCGCCTTACCAGTCGCATCCTCCGCGGTCGCGATGCTTTGCTTGATGGCATCGGTCAGGCCGAGCCACCCGAACAACTGCCCCTGTGGAGTCCATGAGAACAACTCCATCATCGATTTCGCAGCGCCTTCCGCGACATTGCCGCCGGCGATTTCCTGAATGGCATCGGCCATGTTGGAAAGGGAGGCTGCGGCAGCATCGGAAAATCCCGCAACGCTATCGATGCTTGCAATGAGGGCGTCGAGCGCATCGCGCATTTTCGTAGCGCCATCGCCGACCGTGACCCGCATCCCATCGACCTTGCCACCCAATGCGTCGAGCTGGCCGATCAGCGCAGGGATGACGCGTTGAGCGGTCAGTTCACCCGCCTCGGCCATGCGGATCATTTCCTGGCGGGTCACGCCAAGGCCGGTAGCCAGAGCAGTCGCCAGCTCGGGCGCGTTCTGCAGCACAGCGTTGAACGCATCGCCACGCAACACGCCGGTCTGCATGGCCTTGTTGAAGTTGTCGATGACCGATGCGGCGCGCTCACCTTTCACCGCGCTGGCGACCAGTCCAAGGCCAAGGGCTTCGGTCATGTCGAGCACTTGTTCGGTGGAGAATCCCAGCTCGCGGAGCGGAAGCACCGAGCCGATGTACAGCTCGGCATTGCTGGCCATCTGCGTGTAGGTACGTGAGCTGATTTCGCGAAGGCGAGTCAGCGCACGCGCGTGCTCTTCTTCAGTGGTCGAAGCGTTGCGCAGCCGATCATCCATCTCACCGACTCGGTCGGTCGCTGCAACGTAGCCCCCAACGGCTTGCTTGAGCGAGTAGGCAACGGCGGTCCAGCCCGCCGCGCGAGCCGCGATCGCTGCAATGCCACCTCCAGCGCCCACACCTTCGCTAGATTCCTGGGCGCGGATATCGGCAATAGATGCCCGCGTCGCCTTGAGCTGGGTCTGATACTGCGCTTCGGCCGCTGCCCGCTCTGTGGCAGACAGAACGCCCGAGCGGGTGAGCCTGTCATAGTCGCTGCGCAGCGCCACCAGATTGGCACGCAACTCACGCAGGCGCGTTACACCCAGGCGTTCCTGCGCGCCGGTCAGCGCATTGTCGGCGCGCCCCGCCGATACCTGCCTCGACAATTCAAGCTGTAGGCGCTGCTGCTCTGCCGCGAGATTGCGAGTATCCACACCGGCGGCACGAAGTTCGGCGCGCTGCTCGCGAACCTTGGTTTTCTGCCGATCGAACTCCAGCGTGGCACGCGCCAGCGTTCGTTCCGCGGCACTCAGGTCGCGCTCGAGCGATTTCACCGGCTGGCCAGCGGCAGACATCGCTTTGCGCAGCTCGTCCACCCGCCGCCGAGCGGCGAAGAACTCAGCCGATGCCCTCTTGGCTGACTCCTGCGTCTGCTGCAATAGCTCGATGCGCTTGAGCGGCGCGGCCACAGCTTTGGCAGTTTCAGCGAACTCCTTTCGGAACCCGGCAATCTCCTTGGTGGCCTGATCCACATCGGCAACCAGCCGCAGCTCAACTTCGCTCATGCCTTGGGCTCCTTCAACGACTGGAGAAACAACGACCAGGGATAATCAACGACCCGGTGATGCCCCAACCTGACCAGGGCACAGATACAGCCCTCGAGCGCTGTCAGGCCCCGACCCGGCTCCGCTCCAGCCGAGCCAGCATCCCGAAAAAATCCGGGTTCACCTTCTTGCACTCCTGCACCAGGACGCGAAGCGAGGACGGCTTAAGCTGCTCCACGTCGGCACTGCTCAGGCTGGTAAAAAGGGGCAAATCGCCCAGGCGAACATCCTCGAACAACGCGGCGTCGAGCAGGTCGCCGTCGAGCGGCTTCAGCAGCTTGCGGACATCAGCTACGCAAAGCTCGCGAACAACGATTTCGCGGCCGTCGATGACGACCACGCTGTGGTGGACCAGATCGGACATGGATACTCCAGGCAATAAAAAACCCGCCGAAGCGGGTGTATTTGGATACCGATTGGTGTCAGCGCATCGTTCCCGCCAGACCTCCGGCGAAGAGGCAGGAGCTAAAACGATTCTATATTGACGGAGTACTCCCCCGCAAAAGACACTACCGATCAATCTTGGATTAAACCGGCCAAGGAAAGGCAATGCTCGAATACTTAGCAAACCCACCGTGGTGGGTTGTTGCAATCATCACTCTGGCCGCACCTGAAGCGTTTCGCTGGATAAAGCGGCAACTACCATCGTGGATGGATCATGCCAAAGGCGCACTCAGGAGCCGACTTCGAGCCTGGCGCCGGAGCCAGCTGTTAATTATCAAGAGCCAGCGATTCGACATCGCGGTCATCAACCGCCTGGTGGCCCGCAGCTATGCTTTTCTTGTGCTGTTTGTCACCTGCGCGCTCGTGTACGGCATAGGACTGCTTCTGATCCCCGAGCCCATGCGCCAAACCGATCAAGGCGTCATGTTTTGGGGTATTTCGACGGGACTTCCAATGCTCGCATTCGAGCTTGCCTGGCTTAGGGCTTCGGTCAGGGTCGACGATATTTTGAAGTATCGTAATAAGATAAAACCACGCGGCCGAAGGCTGCGGTGACTACGTGGTCGAGCCCGGCGGAAGAAGCAGCGCGCCGGCTAGAGCAAATTTACACAGTCAGCACTCTCTGGGGGTGCGTATGCCGTTAAATCGCCAGCTGCAACTTGAAATTCTCCAGCGCGCTATTGATGCGTATCCAGCAGCACTTCGCACAGAGGACCTGCATGTCGAAGCAGAAACCCTGGACGTCATCAGAACAATTTATTACCTAGATGCTCACGGCTTAATCGAGGGTGTCTACAGCAAGGAGTTGGGCCATAAAATTCACCGGCCTTTCACCATTAGAGCAACCCATAGAGGGCTGGACTTTCTGGCCGATGATGGTGGCCTGAGCGCAATTCTGGGCACCGTTACTATTAGGTTTCATGAGGAGTCCCTGAAGCAACTGATCGAGATCCGGCTAAGCGAGGCCCCCCTTCCTCCTGAGGAGAAAAACCGCTTACTTCGCTGTGTGCGAGAACTTCCTGCCGATTCAATAAAACACCTGACTACGCGACTGCTTGATCTTGGAATGGACAATCTCCCCAGAGCAATAGAGCTAATTCGCGCAGCACTAAGCTGAATTCTGATACCCAAGCCTCTAGCCCGGGCACTCAATAGACTTGGGCGAAATTAGTCCGCCCCATAGCGATAGGTGGTGCAAACAGGAACCCCCAATAGCCGACCAGCTCTCGGGGTTTTGCTTTACTGGCGTAGGGTAACGCTATGTGAATCAGACACGGTGTCAACGGCTTCCGACAGTCACTCCACGTCTTTGATCAGCATGTATTGGCTGATGCCAGTACCGACCTTGGTCGGATCCTTCTCGACCTTGGCGGTGAATTCCATGCCTTGGAACTCATCACCGATGAAGCTCAGGCTGGCAGGCGAGTGGTTGACGCGGAACACCTCGATCACCACCGGCTTGCCGGAGCGCGCTTCGTTGAGGCCAACGAACACTTGGCGGAAACGCTTGCCGGATTTGACCAGCGCCTGGATCGTGGCGTGCTTGGCGTAGCTGTAATTGACTTTAACCGGAGTGGCGGTGGCGATGGCCCCGTCTTCGGTGATGACCGGGAAGCCGGCCGGGTCTAGCGTGTAGTCCACGTCCAGCTGATAGGTTGTCAGGCCATCGGCGCTGGTAACTTCCACATCCGTGGCGCCCGGGTTGCCGAGCAGAATCAACGCGCCGGGGTACGCGGTATGGGTTTCGCCGGTCACTGTGCCGGCAGCGACATCGGTGGCGGCGCCGTACAGCGCGCGAGCCATGTTGGCCTTTTTGAAGTGCCGAGCGTTGTAGGTGACGTTGAGCGCGCTGATGCGTTGCACCGAGGCGTCCAGGCCGCCGCCTGGGGTAGTGTAGTCCTGCTCTTCAATTTCTTGAGGGGTTGCCTCGTAGGTCAGAGAGTTACAGTTGCCGATGAAGATCAGGCCCTGGGGGTCATCCAGATCCTCGAGGTATTGTTTGCCTACCCCGAGAAAAGCGCCGCGCAAATCAGCCATGACTCACCTCCTCATGAATACCGCCGACGAGGCCGCGCTTTTCGAGCCAGGCTTTCTCGTTGGCAGTGACGTTGATAGTTGCGCCGGCCTTGTGCTGCTCGCCGCGGTGGGTGTGCGCTTTGTTCAGGACGACCTGAACCTCGGTGGCCTGTGCGACAGGCACCGTTGTTTTGCTACTCATGGAGTCAGTCTCCGTTGATGATGACGTGCAGTTGCACAGGGAATACGAGGGTGCCGGCGGCGAGGCCGTTACCCGGCGGGAACGGCCTCGATGCACCGAGGGTGACCTTGTAGGGGCCGGGCCGACCCCAGGGGTTGGGCATGTTCGGCGATGCCTGCAGGGCCACCGCTAGATCGAGGTAGAGCGCATCCAGCCGCCTCAGGTAATCATCGGGTGATGCACCATCGACAACCCCGACGATGCGGCGGCCGAGCGTTGCCTGCAGAGCGCCGGGCCCTTGCTCGGGCGCCGGATATTCGCCAGGCTGTACTGCGATAAAGGGGAACGCCACATCCGTGGCGATTAACAAGTCTTCGAGCCAGCCTTCCTTCACCCGATAACCTGCATCCGTCAGATAGCCGTTGCCTGGCGTAATGCGCCGTAACCGAGCGACCAATGCCTGGTGCGCCTGTTCGAGTGGGTTGCTCATAGGTCGGCCCTGTTGAGTTGGCGTTCGGTCTCGATCTCGAGGTCGCGCTCGGCCAGCTCTGCTAGCTCGCCCAGCAGAGTGCCGAGCACCTGGGAGGGTGATGGGCCGTGCAGCACTTCTAATGGCAAACGTGGCTTGCTGATGCGTTCGGCGATCAGTCCTCCCGCTGGACCGATAGGCGCAATGAATGCGCCCTCGTTCAACTCGGTGTAACCCTTGCCAACATTAATCCGCACGCCTGCCTTGACTCGCTTGCCGTTCTGGCCTCGCTTCCAGAGTTGGCGATGCGGGAACTGGCTCAGGGTCACCCCTCGCTTGCGCGCAAAGATGATCACGCGCAACTCATCGACCGAGGCGGGGATGAAGTTCACTTCCTGCCGGATGTAGCTCGGCTTGAGGTTGATTTCATCGCGTATAGCGCGCCAGCTGCGGGTGTTGGTACGCCGACCCACGGTATTGAGGGCCAGCTGGATCGCGCGCCGCAGCTTGGGTGGCATTCGATCCAGGCGACCGGCAAAACGGCTTGAGCCCTTGAATTCCACACTTACTGAATCGTATCCCGCCACCCTCACCTCCCCGACAGTAGCGCCCAGCGCTCGACCAGCGCGTCGGAACCAAGCGGCTCTTCCAGAATGAATACGCCCTCGCTCAGCGTCAGGCGCCCGCCCCGTTTGGGGCATCGCACCTGGCTCAGGCGGATTTCAGCCAGGTATTGCACAACGCGGAACGTGCCGTCGGCGCCAGCGACCTCTACGTTGCGCCCGAGGATGACCTCCAGCGGCACCGGGCGGGCAAAGCCATCCGGCGCCGTGTAGGTTGGCCCGCAGTCGTTGCGATCTTCGCCGAACACGCGAAACAGGGTGTCGTCAGCGCGCTGCATGATTCGGTCGAACTGGGACGCCATGATCAGTCGCCAGCCTCGCCGTCACCGCCGGCGCCCTCTTCAGCCGCGCCAGTGGCGCCCGGCACTTCTTCGATTGCGCCGCGCTCAAGCAGCTCCTTCACCAACCCAGCGGGGACGTCCTGCGGGGCGGGGCCGCTCTTGATCACCACGACCTTGCCGCCCTTCTTCTCAATGCCACGGATAGTGGTTTTGACGATGTACTGTTTGTCAGCCATTGCTCTGCTCTCCGGCGCGGCAGGCGGTGCCATACCGCGCGCTCAGGGGCCGTCAGGCCACGGTAATGAAGGTGAATTCGTCCGCGTCGAACAGTGCCGGAACAGGCGCGGCCTGAGTCTGGATCCACTCAACACTGGGGTTGTCGGTGAACCAGTTGGACGGGTAACGGGTGGCCTCGGCGATGCCGTTGGCATTGGCCTTGGCGTCCTGAATGCCGCCGTAAGCCATCACGTTGTCGGCGCTTGCCGGTGCGATGAGCAGCCCGTACTCGGGCATGAAGTTGACCTTGTTGCCCTCATCATCGGTGTACTTCCCGGTGTAGACGATGATTTCGTATTCGCCGTAGAAGCCCTTGCGCATGACTTCCTTCTCCAACTGGGGGCCAAGCTCCAGTTGTGAGGTACTGCCGCGCCGGGTTTCCAGCTTGTCCTTCACTGCCTTGAAGCGGCTGAACAGGCGCCAGGTGCCCTTGCCCATCATGAGGACGCCGGCGGGACCAGTGGTCTCGGCAGCCCAGTCCTCGATGTCCTCGGACGGGTCGTAGGTTGCTGCGTCGACGGTGTCCCACTTGAGGGCGCCAGCCAGGATGACCTGGTTATCGGCACTGCGACCGTAATCGACCTCTACCGGGGATGATCTGGCCCCTGCATGGTTACCTTGCCGTACAAAACGGCTTGCACAGCCATCCACTCCTCACGCGCGACGATGTTCTCCTCGTGCTCAACCAGCAGATCGGCGATGACTGCGTCGTGGCGCTGCGCAGCATCCATCTCACCATTCAGGGCCTCGCCCAAGCGGCGCTTGATGAGCCGCGTCGGACGCACCACGTCGGTTTCTTTGATGTATGCAGGCTTGAGCGTAGTGAGGAAACCGCCGCGTTCACGACGGGGGCGGCCAGAGACCAGCGGGGAGACGAAAGGCGCCAGGCGACGGTCTTTCTTGATTTTGTCGAAGGCGACTTCTTCCGTTGGGAAGGTTGCCACAGTGGGGAAGAACATCTGCAGGAACAGCGGGGTGAACTTGGGAAGGATTTCCTTCACGCCCAGCAGGGTGGTTGTATCGTAGCCAGCGGCCATTGTTCAGTCCTCGAAATAAAAAAGGCCGCGGTAGCGGCCCTTGGGAAGTGTTTTGGCGATCAGACCGGCAGTTGCAGGCTGATCGGCGTGCCAGCAAAAGCGGCGAGCTTCTGCGCAGCAGTCGCACCAGACGGCCAGACAAGCTGCTCAGGATTGAAGGTGCCGGACTTGATCACCTGTGCCTGCTTATCCGCCGCACTGGCATCGACGGCATAGGCTGTGATGAAGATGGCGACTTCGGAGCCGTCTGTTGCGGCAGGATCCCAGGCGACGAGTTTGCCGGTAGCGGCGACCTGGCCGAGCGGGGTTTTCTCGGCGAGATTCTGGCCGGAAGCGACGGTGCCGAGGGTGGTCTGGTAGGAGTCGGAACCGGTGACCCAGTTGTCGACGGGCTGTTGGACGGTAGACATCAGGCTTTCACTCCCGTGGCGGCGTTCCAGGCACTGGCGATCGCCTGAGCCTTGTTGGGTTTGTCGTTACCGCTGGCGGCAGCAGTGACGTTCGGCTGCTCTTCTGCGGCCATTAGCTTGTCCAGCGCGGTACTAGCATCGAGGTTTGCCGCCTGTTCCTTCGGGGCAGCAGCGAGCAATGCGCCGGCCTGCTCAACAGCCAGGTCTGTATTGAAGGCTAGGTGTTCGGCCATTTTTCCGCGGCCAGCGGCCTCGGCATGCTGGAGGATGCCCTGCACGCGAGTGCGCTCGGCACTGGCAGCAGCAGCGTTATCGACTGTGGCCGGCGCCGCGGCGGCCGCCTGGGCAGGCGGGGCGGCTTCGGCAGTCGGCGTTGGGTTGGTACCGGTCATGCGATTGACTCCTAGGGTTGTGACCCTGCCCTGGCTGGACAGGTATTCGGAAAACTCGGCGGCTGCCTCATGCCCATTAACCAGGCCATCGGCGAAGCCGACCTCAATTGCCGCCTGACCACGAAATACCGCGGCTTCGGTGGCCAATACCGCTTCGCTGGTCATGCCTAGGTTGCGGGCAACCAGCTCGGCGAACTGTTGGCGTAGCGCGTCGGTGTCGAACTGGAAGCGGCTGAGGACTTCCTTCGGCAAATCCTCGTAGGGGTTGCCATCGACTTTGTGCGCACCGGAGTGGATGAGGGTGACCTTGATGCCCTCCTGCTCCAGATAGTCTTCATAGCTGGCGTGGGCCATCACGACCCCGACCGAGCCGACGTAGCCGGTTTGCGTGATCAGGCGCCGGTCTGCCGCACTGGCTAGCGCCATGCCCGCCGAGCAGGCCGAGTCGCATGCCAGAGACCAGATCGGCTTGCTGGCCTGTTGCGACATCTGGCGGAGCCGGTCGGCGGTATCAAAACAGCCAGACACTTCGCCGCCTGGCGTATGCATGTCCATCAGCACGCCCTTGACGTCCGGCTCGGCGAACATCATCGCGGCGCGATTGATGATGCCGTCGTAGCCGGTCATACCGCTGTACGGTTTGAGGTAGCCGGACTTGTGCGCCAGGGTCCCCTTCACGTCCAGCAGGGCGATGCCGTCGACTACCTGGAAGATGACTTCTTCCTCGCCCCAAGCGTTTGTGCGCGTCTTGTTGTAGGTACGGGCATCGACTCGCAGCTTCTGGCCCATGTCGATGGCGCCCTGCTCGTCCTTTAGCTCGGCGATGTTGAGCCGGCTGCCCAGCGCGCTGAAAAACACACGCGCATAAGCCGGCTCCAGCAACAAGGGCGTGTTCAGCACCCGGCTGGCAATTTGCGGATAGTTCATGAGGTCCCCTACTCGGTTGGCTCGGCCTGTTCCGGGGCCAGGGCCTGGGCTTGCATCCAGCTCGGCGGCGGCAGGCCGGCCTCGCGGCGCTCGTTCATTTCGCGCACCTGCTGCGCGAAGGTTTCCTGGTAGTCCTCACCCAGCAGGGCCAGCTCTTTTTCGTAAGTGCTGAGGCCAGACTCGATACGCAGGACCGCCTCCTTCACTTCCTTGAGTCCGTCAATGGCTAGCCGCCCGGAGCCGATCCATTCGGTGTTGCACCAGGCCGATTTCGCCTCGTAAAAGCCGCGGGTGGCCCGACTCGGCAAGACGAGTTCTCGGCGTTGCAACGCCTCCTCGAACGCAACCACGAACAGCATGCTGGCGAAACGCGAGGCGATGACCTTGCGGCGCCCCATGTAGTAGCGCCAGCCCTCCATCATGCTGGCCCGGGCGCTGCTGTAGGTGCTCTGCCGGTAGTCACGAGCAAACGGTTCGTACGGGACGTTCAGCCCTGCCGACATCCAGCGCAGGATGCTGGATTCCAGGTCGGTGAAGCCGTTGTCGACGTTGCCGCTGGTTTGCAGGTTGAGCTTTTCACCCGGCCACAGGTGCGGGATTTTCACGCCATTGAGCGAGAGCTTGGAACCGTTGTGGAAGCTGTTCACCGCCATCAGGTAGTTGACGATGTTGTTCGTACCACCCTCGCCGGCGCCGATGATTTCCAGGGCCGCGTCGGTACCGAGTTCGCTCTCGATGGTAGCGGCGTACATCGCGTTGACGATGGCATTCTGCAGCTTGGTGTGCTGCAGCTTCGGCAGCATGTGCGACTGTTCGAGCACGGCCAGGAACTGGTTGGCGCCACGACTTTGTCCATCTTCGGTGGGCTCGAAGACGTGGATAAACTTGGGCCGGCCGAAGCGGGTTTCGCGCTCTATGCGCCTCCACTCATTGCTCATCCCGTTGCCGAGGCCGAGCCCGCCCGTACCGCTCTGGCGCACCCAGGCCGCGATCATCGCGCCGCCCCGGTCAAATTCGAGCCCATGACGCAACGTCGCCGTGTCGGCTCGGCCACCGGGGTTGCTTACGCGCTTGGGGCTCACCATCTTGATTGCGGTATGCATCGAGGTGCCCGCGCGCTCCAGCCACTCTACCGCTGCCATTACCTCGCCCAACCGCGTGTGTGTGGCCACGGCCTCGCGAACCATCATGGTGGCGGTGCGTTTGCGCTCTACGTCGAGCCAGCAGCCGATCGGGTCCTCTGCATATTCGGTCCACCAGGCCTCGACGTCCTGGGCGAAGGATCGGGCGTCGACGTCGCTGATGCCAAGACGCCGCCAACGCGGCTTGTAACTCAGCCGGAACAGGTGCCCGACGATGTTATCGACATGCAGCTGTACGCCGTTCGCCGCGAAGGCGTTGTTTCTGGTGACATCCTCTGCGCGGGCGTTGCCTAGGTCGAGCTGCGGTAGGAGCGCGGCGTCAAGCGTTTTCAGCGATGGCTTCCAGCGCTCGAGCTGACCACCGAAACCACCTCCGGCGCCCTGCCAGCTACTCATTTGCGACCTGGCCGGCAAGCCGTTGGGGTGCAGGATCTGGATGGCTGTCATGCGATTACTCCTGCGGGGCCGCGCCGATGTGGACGGCCGAGACCAAGCTGACCCTCGAGCTGGGCGATGTAGCGCTCCAGGTCTCCACGATTGGCCTGCGCGAACTCCACCCGCTTACCGTCGCGCTGTAGGCTCACCATGCTTTCGCCAATGATCAGCCGGTGCAGCGCGTTGCGAGCCTCATTCAGTTGTTGTTGGGTCGACATCAGTCGTCTCCGTTCATCATGCGGCCTAGGTCTGCCAGCGATGGGCCCTGTTTCGCAGGTGCTTCCGGAACATCTGGCAGGCTATCGGCCGAAGTGACCGGCACGACGTCGCTGTCAGCGAGCAGATCGGGTTGCATAAGCCCAGCCTCGATCGCATCCCAGTCGGTCGGCGTTTTCAGGTGCAACCGCAGATAGCGAGCCAGGTGAATCTGGTACGTCTCGCAGTCCCACGCTTCTACCGCGGCGCCGGCCTTCTGTTGCCAGACCTTCTTGCCAGCATGGCGGCGACTCGGCGCCTTCACCTCGCCACACATCTGGGTGAAGTAGTCGGCGCGCACTTCCGCGTAGGTATGCATGCGCCCAGGTCCGTGACCGGTGAGCTTGAGCCGTTCTGCCAGCAGATCCTTCGCCTTGTTGGTGCCGACCATGTAGACCTGCAGCCCGTACTTCGCAGCCTTAGTGGCCTTGGTATTGAGGTCAATCTTGCGCGGTGCCGTGAGAATTTCCGCATCCAGCGTGGTGGCACCCTTGATTGCCAGCAGCTTGGACAGGCGCTGTTTGCGCGTACGGACGTAGTGATACACCGCATCGTTGGTCTGGCCGTCCGAAGCATCGATGCTCGCCGCGCTGATGCGCAGCCGATAGCCCTTGGCATGTTCGTAGACGCCGAACACCAGGCGATCCAGTTCGTTCCAGACGGGGTCGTTCTTGTCAGAGGTGCCCGTCTGCGCGGAGATCTCGGTCCAGAGGATCAGCCAGGACTCTTCACCGCGGCCCCAGGCACGAAGGATGACCGCGATACGGTCGTGCTGAACGTCGACGGTCAGCGTGAGGATCAAGCCGCCAGCCGGCACCCGCAATTCGCCGTATTCCTCGACTCGCTCTGCCAGTTTCTCCGCATCTGGCAGATCAGATTTGTACTCGTAGGGGCGCCCCTGCTTCTGGTTGACGAACTTGATGATCTGCTTGAGATCGCCGCTTTCGGCCAGTTTTTCCGCCGCCAGCTTTTCGCGTACCAGGCCGGACAGCGTTGTGCCTGGTAGGCAAGCGTACAGCTCGCTCAGCTCCTCGAAGCCTGCTTTCCCGTAGAAGGGACGCGTGGGCACCCAGCCACGAAGCGGGTCGCCGCGCTCAACCGCTGCGAAGACGGTATTTCGAATATTTTCCTTCCGCTGATAGTCGTCCCATGTACTGCCGCAATGCGGACAGGCGTAGACGGCGGTATCTGGCAGTGCCCGGCCGTAGATTTCATGCGGCTGGGCGTCATCGTCAGCTTCGAGCCAGCTTATGTACTGGAAGTCCAGCACGTGTGATTCGCCGCATTCGTGGCAGGTGATCGGTAGCACTCGGCGGTCGCTCTGCTCGATGCGCTGCTCGGTCTTGGAAAATCCCTTGAGAGACGGCGTTCCGCCGACAACGAACTTTGCGCCGGGGTAGCGTTTTACGCGCTCCTCGAGCAGGCCGATGGCATCCCCTTGTTTTTTCACATCGTCGCTGGTGTCGTCAGGCTCTTCGACGATGGCCAAGCCAACCGAAGAGGTCGACTTGACGTTCCCCGGCGAGTTGGAGGCCACCAACTTGAGAAAGCCACCGGTGTATGACTTGTGGTTCCAGCGGTTGCCTTGCTTCTTGGCCGTGGTGACGTCCATGAGCCTGCCGATCTGCGGGTTCGCTAGAACCGCGGGCACGAGCTTTTCGTCATGGAAGCTCTTACCGTCACCCTCTTTAGCGAACAGCACCATGATGGGCATGGGCTGGCCTTGCACTCGCTTGAAGATGAAACCGAGCATGAAGTAGGTCCACCCGATTTGGGCCGCCTTCATCAAGACGATTTCATTGACCGCGGGATCATCCAACGCGGCAGCCACACCGAGGAAATACGGTGTGTAGTAGAAGTCGTAGAGGCCGTGAAGTACGCCGGATTCTGGCGGCAGCCAGAACTCACTCGACAGGTAATCAGTTGTCGATATTTGCTTCGGCGGATTGAACTGCTTGCCTGCCTCCAGCAAGGCGCCGGCCAAGCTTATCCGCATAGCCTCCAATTCGGCCGATTGTAGATTCAGCAATGCGAGCCACCGTGGTTCGGTCGATGCTGACCTTCAGGCCGTTCTCCAGCTCTTGAATCAGCTTCTCGAATCCGCTCTGGTATTCGCGGTTGGCGAAGCTTGCCCAGTCACTGAGTGCGAACGTAGCGTCAGCCGTGGGGACGAGCGTCCCGAGTTTTTCGTGGTAGGCCAAGCGGCCGTTGGCGGCCTTGACCGTCGATTCTTCGATCCTCGCTGCATTGAGCAGCTCAACCTGGCTGCCTCCCCGACCGGCCGCCTTCTCGCGCAGGTCCCGGATATAGGCAGTGCGGACTTCATCTAGGGTGGCTTCGGTCCAGTCGATTCCGAGCGACTTGAGCACGTCCCGGCAATTGCGCTCGCTCATGTCCAGGTGCTGGGCAATTTCTCGTTGCGAGGGCATGAACATCTCCAGCGCAGGGCCAGGTCGGAAGCGGAACCCCCTATACGCCCGTCACTCTGCGAAAAATCCGCGGTCTACGTCGCCGCATTTGAGGAAGTCGCCAGGGAGGACCCGCTCTTTTCGGGGCGTCACCGCCTCACCACCCGCCGCTCCCGGAACACCGCGCCGCGCCGACGCTCGGCCCCATCCCATCGCGGCGATTCAGACTTCAGCACCGCTGCCAGGTTGCCGCGTGACCGCCAGATTGCGCACGCGAACACCGCCAGCAGCACCACCAGCGGCCAGCTCTGCGGCTGCATGTGCAGCGAGCCCTGCAGGATGCTGATCATCGTCTGCCCGGCGCAGCCCATCACCAGCACCGCCACCAGCGAGACGCCACGCCGGAAGCGCGCGCCGCTGCGGCGATACGTGAACAGCCGCAGGAAGATCACCAGGCACAACCAGAACGTCACCTGCGTCAGCACCAGACTATCCATCGGCTTGCCCTCGCTGAGCCGGCAGAGCGCCGCGCTTGATTGCATTGAGCGACAGCGTCACCACCAGCACCGAACAGATGAACGCAGCCGGCCCGGGGAACGCGAACGGATGGACGCCGAACACCTCAAGATCGCCAACGGCCGGCGACAGCAGATAGCCCATCACGAACGAAGTCAGGAAGAACAACCCGCGCTGCCACAACGGCAGCTCACGCGTCGTCGTGAAATACAGCAGCGCGCCGAATAGCGCACCCACCGCCGCCTCCGTGTTCACGCCAGCCAGCACACCGGCCACGCCAACACCGACCGCGCCGGCAACCACCACGCCGCTCGGCTCGCTCATCACAACCTCCCACCGGCCAGCGGCCAAAAGAAAAGGCCCACCGTTACGGGTGAGCCTTGGAATGGATGCCCCCTCTCGGGGGCTGGCCTGCCGGGGAACAGGCCGCGACACAGCACGTCGCTTGGTGGTTATCGCTGCGGGCGCAGCTCTACAACCATGCGCACTTTCTACAGCCGACATGCAACGGCGTAAACCCTCGAATTACGCCCCTCTCGAATCCTCCGCGAATGCTCCCGCAATCCTCCGCCAATCCTCGAAACACACCGGACGAACGGCCATCACGCAGCCCCCTTCGCCGCCGCCTTCACCGCCCGCGCCGCAGCCTTGCGCTCCCCTTCACGCCGGCGCTCGGCCGCCAGCGCAGCCCGTGCGGCATCGCGCGCCACCCGCGCCCGCTTCACCGCCGCCGCATATGCATCCGTGCCCCGCTCCGCCGCCTGCAACCGCGCCAGCGCCACCGGCCACTCCGCCATCAGTTCCGCGTGCAGCTCATCCACCTGCGTCCGGTACGTCCGCATCGAGATACCCAGGCGCGCACACTGCGCCGCCACCGCCACCGCCTGCGGCCCCTGGCAGTAGCGCACATGCGCCAACCGCTGCAGCACCCGCCCACGCGAGCCAAGCCCTAGCGGCGCATCCTTCGCCAGCCCGTCCAGCGCCATCGTCACCGCTTGGCTCGCACGGCTGATCGCCACCGCGCACTCCACCAGCGACAGGCAACGATGCCCGCCCACGCCGCCCGGCGCATCGTCACCCAGCCGGCCCAGCGGCGAGGCGATGGCCACATCCAGAGCAGGGTCCACAACCTCACGGCCCCACGCCTGCAACAGCACCTCCATCGCCTCGATCATGCTTCACCCCCGACCCGACACAAAAACACCGAACCCAACACAAACCCGACACACTTAAAACCCTTACAAATCAACACCTTCAAAGTATCTGTGTTGGGTGTGTTGGGTTTGTTGGGTTTTTCAGCCCTCGCGTAGAAAAAAAACCAACCGTCACCGATGCCGGCAACCAATCCCGAGCGCGATGCACGCATGCGCGCGCGCGCGTAAAACCCGACACACCCGACACACACCGCCGCAAGCCCCGCCGTTACTGGCCTGCCGCTGTGTTGGGTTGCAAAACCAAACCCGACACAACCCGACACACCCGACACACATTTGCGCCCAATCATGCCGCCACCTCCTTGACGTGATCCCAACCATCCACGTCCCAGCCCGCCAACTTCGCCCGCGCGCGCCACTCCCTCACCTGCTGGCCAAGCGCAGCGGCTTTCAGAGATAGGGGCGGGAAAGAGCCATCCTCCTCGCCTTCCCCCGCATCCGGCAGGAAGAACGCACCGAAGCGCCGATCGCTGCCGTCCGTCCACGGAATCGGCCGCGGCGTCTTGCCGACTTCCGAACTGATGAACAAGCTGAACTTCGTCTGGCTCATCGCGTGCTCGCGGTTGCGCTGGCACCACTCCAGAAACAGCGCATACAGGTCCGTCGACAGGCACGCGCCCCACAGCCCCTTGCCCAGCTCGCCCACCCGCCACTGATGCAAAAACGTCTGCCACCCCGCACGGGACAGCGCCACCAACCGCTGACGCGCATCCGTCTTCGGTGGCCGCGTGCGCTCATTGAAGTCGCCCAGGTCCACATCCAGCAGCCAGCCATACAGCGCCGCCACCCCACCGTTCGCCAGCTCCGCGCCGATCGCCCGCTGCCGTTCCTCCGGCAACGTCTCCAGCGGCCACATCACCAGAAACCGGCGGTCCGACTCACTGATCGGCCACGGCATGATCTCGTTCGAGAGGAACACCGCATTCATGTGGTTCGCCTCCTCCCAACCGTTGATGAACTTCGACTCCATCCGCACCGTCTTCCCGGTGATCAGATGCTTGATCTTGCCCACCTGGTTGTAACGCTGGTCCCGGCTTACCACCTCCTCGAACACCGCCCACAGCTTCCGGCTCTGCCACGCATTGAAGTTACTCTCCAACTGCGTCTGCCCCACCGTCGCCGCATACGGCCCGTACAGCGCCCCCAACGTATCGGCGAACAGCAGACTCTTGCCCGAGCCCTCCATCACCGAATGCATCAGCACCGCCGTATCCAGCTTCGCGCCCGGGTGCTGCAGCGGAAAGGCCAACCACTTCACCAGCCAATCCAGCGGCGCTGGCTCGTGGTTGCACAAAAAGGAGATCAGCCACCGCAGGTTCTCGCACGCCTTATCATCGCGCACCGGCTCCAGCGGCAGCCCCTCGAACGTGTTGATGTACACCGCAGGGTCTTTCGTCATCGTCGGGTCGAAGACAATGTGATCGACATCCACCGTCCGCCGCTCCGCGCTGTTCAGCCACAACGCATAGGCATCGCCCAGCGCCATCTTCACCGCGCCCTCCGGGATGCGCCGCTTCTTCTCGCGGTCCCACACATCCTTCGTCCCATCGATGTACACATACCGCTGGATGGGCGTCATCCCCAGCGCACCGGCCTTCTTGCCAGCCATCCGCCGCGCCTGCTCGATCTCGCGCACCTCATCCGCGCCGATCAGCTTCTTGCCCGCATCCTCCGCCCAGCCCTTCGCCAACGGCTTCGTCACCAGCGCCTCGAACGCGGTCTTCTTCATCACCGCTTTCTTATCCTGGTCCCAGACGTGCGTCGTGCCTTCTACCAGCGCAAACCGCCGCAACACCTGCGCCGCCGTAAACCCCGCCCCCGCCCCCCCGCTCTCGGAGGAGCCGCCCGGCGCCGCGGCTTCGTCAGCGGATGGGGTCGGGGAAGGCTTACCACCAGCAACCGCAGCAGTAAGCTGCTCCGTCACCGCCTCCAGCCCCCACGCCACATGCACATCGTTCCAGTCCTGCCCCGCCTCGGCTTCGGCCGGCAGCGTAGGGAACGCCGCAATACCGCCAACCTCACCCGCCGCCGCTTCCGCCTTCTTTCGGCCCGGGTTGCCCGGCTTCGTCGGGTCGTCATCGCCGGCCAGCACCAACAGCGCATTCGCGCACTGCGCCGCCAGGTCGCGCGCCACCGCCGGCATGTTGCCGGAGTCCAGCGCCATCGCCACGGGCCAGCCCTTCGCCATGTGCACGCTCGCCGCCGTCGCATAACCCTCGGCCTCGGCGATCACCGCCGCACCGTCCAACTCGCCCAGCACATGCCGGCATCCCGCCTTGCGCCCGTACTTCGGGAACAGCTTCGTGCCCTGCTCATTGATCGCCTGCAGGCTCCACAACTTCCCCGCCGCATCGCGCAGCGGAATGGCAATGCTGCCTTTCTTGAACATCAGAAAGCTGATCGAATCCGGCCTGGGCTTCGGCATGTGCGCGAGGAACTCCCGCGCCTCGCTCCCCACCCACACATCGCAGCGCTGGCGCTCATCATCGATGGCCAGCACAACCGTGTAGTGGAAAAAGCCCACACCAAAAGCCCCCACCTGCTTGCGCTCCAGGTAGGGGCTTACGCCTTCCGGCTTACAGTGCTTCGTCCAGATCAGCTCGCACGCGGCGGCCACGGCCTCACGCATCACCTGCGCCCGCGCCTCGTCCGCCTCGATCTCCGCCTGGCGCACAGCACGGCGCGCTTCCGCTTCGGCATTCAGCCGGCGTTTCTCCTCGGCGGTCATCGGCTCGCGGCGCGGGCGCCACCCGTTGTCCTTCGCCAGCTTGATCACCGTGCCCATGCCCGTGCCCGCCTTGCGGAACGAGCGCCACACCGTTTTCGCATCGGCCGCGTTATACCCATCGCCGGTCGCGCTCCAGGTATCCCAGGCATCGAATCCAGCGCTCGCAAACTCCGCCTTGATACCCATACCCACCTGCAACCAGGTGTCGCGGTCATCAGCGCGGATGAATTGCAGCAGCTCGGCGAGGTCGGCCAGTGTGAGAGGTACGCGGTCAGACATGTCTGTTCCCTCCCACCATCAAACGCCGGCTCAGGCGGCCGACTGCGCTTCGCTCAATGCCTGCGCGAGGGACAGCACCCGCGCACGCTTCGGCGCCTCGAACGCGGTGCAATTGGTCAGCGCTAGGTCGCCGTCCCGCAGTCGCGAGCGGCCATCCCAGTTGTCTACGATTCGCTCGCAGCCCAACGCTTCCTTTAACGCTGCGGCATTCGTGGTCTTGCCCGCGCCCTGCGGCGCTACGATGATGATCAGCTTGTTCATGGATGGCCTCACTGGAGTAAAAAGCATGTTGAAGGGCGAACTGCGTCAAACCCACTTCCCCTATTGCCTCGATCGGCTGGAAGACGGCAGCTACGTGTTGCTCAACCGTAACTACAAGCCAATCGGGTTCATGACGGGCGAATGGATCAACTACGAAGAACACCCAATAGGCATGAGGCTTACAGGCCTCACTGAAACACTCGCCGCCGAGCTGGACGCCCGCGGTCGAGCGAATCTGGATCGAATCTATTTCTACAATGACGGCTGCCTGCCCACTGAAACCGCTGAGCACATGCAGGCGTACCTGGCCCGCCTGGCCAAGCTGATGGCGCTGCGCATCGCGGACTGACGCAGCGCGGGGGTAAGCATCAACCACGGCGCACCCCCGCATTCCGCTTGTCCTCGAAGACCTGGCACTCCACACACAGCCGGCACCCTTTCACCGCCTCGCGCCGGGCTGGCGGAATCTCCACGCCGCACTCCTCGCACTCGCTCAGGCTCACGCCCTCATAACGCACGCGGGCGGCAATCGCCGCCTCCCGTTCGTCCAGCTCGCGCTGTTGCGCCATCTCGAATGCACGCTCATCCATGACAGCTCTCCTCCATCGCCTGCTCGGCGCCGGCGACGATCCCGAGAATCTCCCCGATCATCCGGTTCGCGTGGTAGCGCAGCGTCTCCACCTCGTGCGGCTCCCAGCGGTTGTCCGCTGCGCCGTCATGCAGGCTGCCGACAAACTCACCCTCGGCCTGCAACAGCGCGCCCAGCGCCTTCAGCGCATCGCGCGTCGCTGGTACCGGCTGCGGCACGAACGCCACCGCCCCGGCCGGGCGCACCAATGCCGCCAGCAGGCGCGGATCGCGCGTCGTCGCGACGATCTCCTCAATGAACTCAGGGTGAATTGGGCGGTGGCCCTCAGGGTTGACGCGCTTGCTCAGCTCGTCCGGGTCCATGCCGATGGTCAGCGCCACCGCGTTCTGGCCCCCTGTTGCGTCGCGCGTGGCGCGGTACAGCGCCTGGCGGGTATTCAGCACCGGGCCTTTGCCCGGTAGTAGATCTCTGCGGCTCATGGCTTTAATGCCCCGGTAACGCTGTAGCCAGCTGCAGGGCAGTTGCCCTACAGTTGGCTCACAGCTCGCGACCTTCCCGATACGTGCTGTGTCCTCGGGTCGCGGGTTGAGGGAGTCAGGGGTGGTACCCGTCTCCCGGACCGCTGGGTCAAGGCTCTTACTTTGGTGAGTGGGCGCCTTGATTCCAGCCTCTACATCCACCTGCCGCCGTGGCGACAGGTTTGTTGCTCTTGGCCCTGGGCCTGTGCGGGCTCCGGTCTGCTGGTGAGGCTCCCGGAGCCGGCCCCCGCCGCCTGAATCCTTGTGCTGTATCCCGGCGGGGTGTGCCTTGGTGAGTAGTCACGCTGCTGATTTGCGAGGAGCTGCCGACTCCCGCAGCTCGGCAGCATTGAACGGCGAACCATTTGCGGCAGCCGCAGCTGCAAGCCGCGCGACGTAATCGGTCTCACCGGTGTACTCGGTGCGCGGAAGAGCGTCCGCAGCAAGCCACTTGTAAACGGCCCTTACGCTGACGCCGCATGCCTGCGCTGATGCCTTGGCACCGCCAGCACATCGAACCGCGTCTTTTACTGAGCTCATTTCGTGGCTCCCGATCTAACTGTGAACTTTCGGTACATCTTATGACGGAACTGAAAGTACATGCAAGGACGTGCGAAATTGAACCTATGGTTCAGCATGAAGAAATCCGCGCGGCGTTCTCGAAACGCCTCAAAGCAGCACTAGCCGCCAAGGGCATTGAGTCCTGGGGGGCCGGCGCGCGCCTCGCGAAAGTCGCTAGCGTCACACCAAAGGCAGCCAGCAAGTGGCTCAACGGAGAGTCAATCCCAGGCCCAGGCAAGCTGCTGGCGATAGCACAGGAGCTGGAGGTTCGCCGAGAGTGGCTTCAGTACGACGAAGGCCCGATGCGCGTCCCGCAGGCACCCGCTGAGCCAAATGTGGAGACCGGTCCGGAAATCGTCACCCCTTATCGCCCGATCAAGATTGTCGGCACCGCGCAGCTGGGCAACGAAGGCTACTGGTACGCGCTGGATGGCGACGACGGAGTGGTCGACGCACCCTCTCGCGATCCTGACGCCTACGCCTTACGGCTGCGCGGCGACTCGATGGCACCGGCGATCCGCTCGGGATGGATCGCCGTCTGCGAACCCAACCACTCATGGGTACCAGGTGAATACGTGCTGATCTGCCTCACCAGCGGAGAAAGCATGGTCAAGGAACTGCTCTACGCCAATGACACCGAGGTCAGCGTCATGTCCGTCAATGACGCCTTCGGCCGCCGCACCATCCCGGTCGAGCAGATCGAAACCATCCACTACGTCGGCGCGATCCTGCCGCCGAGCAAAGTTCGGGTTTAGAAGGCGCTTGCAGGGAGGCAATATTGACTGTCTTAAGTGATGACCTGATTGCGCATCTCCTGTCGATGCCTAAGGTGGTAATTACGCCAAGGGTAAAGCCCAAGGTCCAAAAAAGATCTGAACAGGCGAACTACCGGGTCGAATCCATTGACGGGGCCAAGTCGTTCGAGCTTTACACGCGACAGAACCAGCTGGACCCGGATCATTTTTCGTGCGGATTGGTCTTCTACCCAGCGTCTGGTGAAAAGGTGACGCTCACTCGCTACAACGGCAGCAACCATGTGCACTTCAATCGACTGGAAGGCGGAGAGCGCATCGTGAACCGGTGTCACATCCATAAGGCTACATGTCGTTATATGGAGGCTGGTGACAAGTGCGAGAAATACGCAGAGACTACTGAAAGGTACTCGACCATGCATGAGGCGCTTGCCTGTTTGCTTGGGGACTGCAATATCAGTGGTTTCGAGCTGCCAGACGACGGCGATCAATCTAAGCAGATATCACTCTTCTAATGACCGACATAACCGCCATACGCAAAAACCTTTGCAACGCGTTCTGCGAGGACGTGGCGGTTAGCGTGCGCGGCGACATGGTGCGAGTGTCGATTCCCCTAACAGCGCGTGACGGGGACGCGTTCACTGCGTATCTGACCAGGACACCAGGTGGTTGGCGCATCTCAGATGCCGCCAATACCATGATGCGCCTAAGTTACGATAACGACCTGTCAAAATTGCTTTCTGGCCCTCGCGTAAGACTGTTTGAAACGATTCTGGCTGAAAGCGGACTGTCTGAGGACGACGGCGAAATATTCCTTGAGGTCCCTGCTGACAAGCTCAGCCGGGGCTTATTCAGTCTTGGGCAAGGCCTAAGCCGAATCGAAGACATTGCTCTATGGAGCCGCACCCGCGTTGAATCGACGTTCTACCACGACCTTCGGGAGGCGTTACACAAGATCGTGCCGCCAGACCGCATTGCCGAGTCATACGTTCCAGACGTGCCTGGCGGTGAAGATTACGTGGTCGATTACCGCATCCGAACCGAAGGGCGCCCTGTTTTTCTGTTCGGTGTGAATGGTAAGGATAAAGCTCGGCTGACCACGATAACCCTCCTTCACCTGAAGCATGTCGGGGTGAGCTTCGACTCAATTATCGTGTGTAGCGACTTTGCTGAACTTCCGAGGCAAGACCAGTCTCGCTTGATGAGCGCAGCGAATGACATTGTCCCCGTCATAACGGATGAGGGGTCGCTTAGAGAAAAAGTGCTTCACCGCATGGCCTGAGCCCCGCGCCACGCGGGGCTTGTCGTATCTGCACCACTCTCTCCTACTTTGGTCTGAGCCACTTCTTTACATGTGGCAAGCCGCCATCTTATTTCCTCTTGCCCAGCTTAACCCTCAGATTTACTGTGTGAATATCCAGTAGCAAGGAGGATTCACATGCAAGGGCCGGCATCGTTCACCCACCCATCGCAGCTCTCGACCTACCACCGGCTGGTGCGCCGGGTAAAGCGCACCATCTCTACGCCGCGCGCCCAACGCGAATGTCAGGCCAATCTAGCCCCGCAGCAGGATGACAGGCCCGAAGACTGGGAGCGCCTGCTGGATGAAATTCAGCAAACGGACGGCGTCGCCATGACCAAGCGACCAGACGGCAGTGTTCACATTCGCTGGCTCTCTACCGCCGCCAACTCCTGTACCTATGGTACATATGAACTATTGACTTAAGTGAACCTGTAGTACATATTCGGTTGCGTACCCACTCACCACGGGATCGCGACAATGGACACAGCACAGCACAGCAGCACCCGCTGCCCGGTCTACTTGCACCCGGCAGCGGCATCTAACCCCACCACCGTTGCAAGCATTCAGCGCGCCACCGGCCAGCTGATCGTGCTCACAGGTGGGCGCCCGCAACTCAAGCGCAACACCCTGCCCGCACTCGAGAGCTTCGGCCCGTTCGGAGGGGATTGCGCATGAGCATCTACTCCCTAACCAAGGGCAGCGAGCACGCGCTCAAGCTGCTCGCCCTCACCGGCGGCAACGACACACTGCTGCTCATCCAGCCCGCCCGAGAAATCCGCGCCGAAATCCACGTGCAACCGGCTGCAGAGCAAAAGCTCGAGGCCGAGCTGCGGCTGCGCGAGCAGCGCCACAGCATGACGCTCCAAACCGGCGACAGCGCCAATGCGCAGCACTTGGCTGACTGGGTCGAAGCGATTGCTAACGGCACGCTGGATACCGCGCTGGCGGTGCCGCAGCGCACCGAGTCTGCACCGACGCAGGATGAACAGGCCGCCTTCGACGCGTGGTATGTGACACCAGAAGCCTTCAAGGCTGGCGACTGCGATGGTTGGCGTGGCATCGCCTGGGCAGCATGGCAAGCCCGCGCCGCCCTGGCCTCTGCGCCCGCAGCCTGAGGCCCACCACCATGAACCGCACTCTCGACCAGGCCGCCGCCGTGCTCGGCGTCGGCCCGCGCAAGCTGCGCGCACGCATGCGCGCGCTGGGCCTGCTCAACCACGCCGGCGAGCTGATCAGCAGCGAGCGCGGCCAGGGCCGGCTGTTCGTCGACACCCGCAGCCGCTGGAACCCGGCCATCAACAGCTACACGCACTACGGCGTGGTCATGGCGACCGAAGATGGCATCGCGTGGCTGGCCGAGCAGCTGGAGATCACCATCACCCGCAAGGACGTCGCCGCATGAGCACCTCCGCGACCCAACACGCGATCGGCGCCCTCAAGCTCGCCAGCCTGCATCTGGATCACCCCAGCGTGATCCCAGGCCGCGTGCTGCACGCCACCTGTGCCGAAGCCATCGACCGTCTGCAAACCAACCAGCCCCACGCGGATGACCTCGGCCGGCTCTGGTGCTCGCTGTTCGCGGTACTGCCGGGTGGCTACCTGCCACACGTCACCCTGACCACGGATCAGGCCGTGCCATTCGCCTGCGTCATCACCGACGCCACCGGCAACGTGGTCGACCGGCAGGCCGGCAAGACCATCGAGGGCATCACCGAAATCATCCGCCTGCGCCACGCACCCAGCGCGCCACGCGCCGTCGAGGAGCGCGGGGACCACGAAGGGGCCAGCCAGTGACCAGCACCTACGAGCAATTGCTGCGCCGCTACGACCGGCCCTGCCTGCCACTGGACGAAGTGCGCGCCGAGTACCTGCCGCACATCAACAGCATGGAGTACCTGCTGGACGAGATCCGCACCGGCGCCATCAAGCTGCGCTACACCCGCCTGCACGGCACCCGCAAGGCGCAGCCCGTGGTGTACCTGCAGGACCTGGCCAACTGGCTCGATGCACAGAACCCCACCCATTCCGCCGCCTCAACCAAGGCGGCATAACCCGCCCACCACGGGCAACCAAAGAGGCACAGCACGCCATGAAACCCACCGATACCAGTGACTTCATCAACTCCCTCAACGCCGGGGTCTTCGCCCAGCAGGTTGGTCGCGCACTGTCCGACGTCGCCGCCGGCGTGGTCGAGCACAGCAAGCAGGGCCAGGTGACGCTCACCTTCAAGCTCAAGCAGATCGGCCAGAGCAATCAGGTCGCCGTGTCGCACACGCTCGACTACGTGCAACCCACCAAGCGCGGCAAGAAGCGCGAGGACACCACCCTCGACACCCCGCTCTACGTCACCGCCAACGGCCTGGAACTGTTCCAGACCACCCCCACCGACCAGCTCTTCAAACCTGAGCAGGCGCCTGTCGTCGCCCGCGAAGTCTGACTCGCCTCACCAAGTCCCACTCACCAAAAGGAAGACACAGCATGTCGCTGACCAAAGAAGCCATCCAGCACCTGGAAACCACCGCCATCGCCGCTGCCAGTGTGATGCCTCACCAGCAGATTCCGACGATCGCACTGCCGGATGACATGACCATCCACAACCTCGAGCGCTTCGCGGATGAGCGCGCCCGCTTCCGCGGCGAGCTGCTCACTTCCAGCATCGCGGACTTCTCCAACTACGTGATTAACCACGGCGAGGAGACTATCGCCGCGTTCGTCGATCAGGACCGCATGGCCTGCCGGGCGTTCTTCAATCTGGGCACCCAGAGCCAACCGGGCCACGGTGACGACACCGCCCTGCTCGCCCTCAAGCCCACCGCCGCCTTCGCCGCCCTGCTGGCGATCGCCGGCAAAGCGCTGGCCCAGCGCGACCTGGCCGAATGGATGGAGGACTGGGCGCATTGCCTGGCGGCGTACGACAGCGGCACGGAAATGCCCGTCCCGGCAGCCTGCGCCGCCGTACGCAACATCACCATCAAGGCTGGCAGCGAGCGCACCCACACCGAACACAACTTCGGCGCGAGCCGCTCGGCAATGGACGAGATCGAGGCCAAGAGCCAGGACCGTCTGCCCACTGATCTGGCGTTCACCACCCTGCCGTATGAGGGGCTTGAGCTGCAGCGCATCACCCTGCGCCTGTCCGTGATCACCGGCGACAAGCCGGTGATCAAGCTGCGTTGGGTGCGGGAAGAGGCCCAGCGCGAGGAAATCGCCCAGAACTTCAAACGCGTGATCCAGCAGGAAATCGGCGGCAGCGCCACCGTAACCCTCGGCACCTTCCGCCTCGGCGAATAACCACCATCGCCCGCCGGCCTCACCAGCCGGCGGTCACCACGGGGACACAGCACATGAACATCACCACCATTCAGATACTTGCCTTGATCGGCTGCATTGCCGGCGCGGCACTCGTGTTCGGCATCGGCTTCTATGAAGGGCTGCGCGCCGGCAAGCGCGAAGCGTTCGACACCGGCTACCAGCGCGGCCTGCAGGCGCACCGCCACGAGCTGCACCGCCTGCACCAGCAGCGCGACAAGGCCAAGCACGAGCACACCATCACCCGCCTCGACGCCGCCCAGGCAATCGAGCAGCTGACCTCAGAGCTGGACACCTGCAAGGTCCAGATCGCCACCCTGCAAAACCGCGCCTTGACCGAGGCGGACGCCGACCACCTGATCGCGATGGCCGACAAACTCAGCCTGGCCGCCAACACCTTCGCCGGCCTGCGCTCGAACGACCAGGCAGAAACCTGCCGCCGCCTCTCCAACACCGCTCGCGCCATGTTCGACCGCTACTGGCAGACCCTGCCCGTGCTGGAAGTGGAGGTGATGCAATGAGCTGGATTCTCACCCGCACCGGCCGCCGCTTCGACCTCCTCGCGCCCAAGGCCGATCAGATCAGCACGCTGGACATCGCCCACGCGCTCTCTCAGCTCTGCCGCTTCAACGGCCACACCAGCCGGCACTACTCCGTCGCGCAGCACAGCCTGCTGGTAGCCAGCATCGTGCCGACCGAGCATCAGCTCGCCGCCCTGCTCCACGACGCGACCGAAGCCTACGTCGGCGACATGACTCGCCCACTCAAGGCCCTGCTGCCGGACTTCAGCGCCATCGAGCACGGCATCTGGCTCGCCATCTGCGAGCGCTTCCAGCTCGACCCGCAACTGCCCGAGTGCATTCACGAGGCGGACATGGTCGCCCTGGCAACCGAACGCCGCGACCTCATGCCCGAGCACGGCGAGAGCTGGCCATGCCTGGAAGGCGTGACACCAGCACCGTGGCAGCTGCCCGAATGGACCAACACCCACGCCTGCGTCCAGTACCACAGCAAGCTGCTCGAACTGCTTTCCACCACCCACCGCGCCCGCGCCAGCTCCACCTGGGAGCGCGTGGACACCGAACACACCGGTGCCGCCGCGCCGCAGTGCTTGTGAGGTTGGACGAAATGCCTCTAGAAATTAGCTGGTATACGCCCCTAGGTAGGACGCTTAAAGAATCTCAGATGGTCGGAAACAACGACCAAATGATGAAAAAGCGGTCCACGTTCATGGTCAATTACCTCCTCACCTGCAATCAGCCTGCTCGCCTGATACTTGGCGCCCTGAAGAGCAGAGATGATGCCAACGAGAGCCTCTACGGCTTCAGCAGATGGCATACGACTGAGGTCAAAAGAATCCAGTTCAGACCTGCTCGCATCTACATTTTCAATGTAGGGAATAAGACTGTCGACGTCCTCAAGATCCTGAATACATACGGCCATTTGGCTGTTGAGAGCATCCAGCCTGAAATGCGCCGCGCCACCCTTTCGATGGATAGCCGCAAACAACGCCCCCTCTTTTCTCGTTTCTCTGGCAATTGCATCCTTACGATCATTCCTGGCAACCTGAATAGCTACCAAAATCGCAATCAACGACCCGACCGCCTGTACCCAAGCAGCACCTGTCTGCCCGGCTTGGAGAGCACACACGAAGAAAGTGGCCACTGCGAAAACTCCAACCACTCCCGCAGCCAAAAAGCCGTATTCACGCAATCGCGCAAGCCACACGTTTTAACCTTCCCTAGTTCACCTGACGAAGCCTGCTATTTAGCCGTAGGGGGTGTTCGGTGAACAATCTTTATCGTATCCACCCTCAACCAGCCTTCAACTTCAACGGCCTGGTCATCGATAACTTCGCCGGCGGCGGTGGCGCCTCCACAGGAATAGAGCTGGGCCTTGGCCGCCCTGTCGACATCGCCGTCAACCACGACCCCGAGGCCGTGGCGATGCACGACATCAACCACCCGCACACAAAGCATTTCTGCGAATCGGTGTGGGAGGTCGACCCGCGCGTGATAGTCGACGGTCACCCCGTCGATCTCTGCTGGTTCTCGCCAGACTGCAAGCATTTCAGTAAGGCCAAGGGCGGCGCACCGGTGAAGAAGGAGATCCGCGGCCTGGCCTGGGTCGCCATCCGCTACGCCGCTACGATCAAGCCGAAAGTCATCATGCTGGAGAACGTCGAGGAGTTCGTGACGTGGGGGCCGCTGGCTACCGACGGCCGCCCCTGCCCGAAGAACAAAGGCCGCACCTTCGCCAGCTTCACCAACGCACTGCGGCGCCTGGGCTACACCGTAGACTGGCGCGAGCTGCGCGCCTGCGACTACGGCGCCCCGACCATCCGCAAACGCCTGTTCCTCATCGCCCGCTGCGATGGCCAACCCATCGCCTGGCCCGAGCCCACCCACGGAGATCCGGCGAGCGAGGCGGTCAAGGCCAAGCGCTTGAAGCCCTGGCGCACCGCCGCGGAGATCATTGATTGGTCACTGCCCTGCCCGTCGATCTTCACCCGCAAGAAGCCGCTCGCAGAGAACACCCTGCGCCGGATCGCCCGGGGCATTCAGCGCTACGTGATCGAATCGAACCAGCCCTTCGTTGTTCAGGGCATGGCACCTTTCATCACCGAGCACGCCAACGGCAGTACGCAGCGCAACATGTCGGCAGAAGCGCCGCTGCGCACCATCTGTGCCCAGGTGAAAGGCGGGCACTTCGCGCTGGTAGCGCCGGTCATCACCAAGTTCCGGGCGAATGATCGCGGCTCAACGGTCGAAGCACCGCTGGCAACCGTCACCGCGAACAGCTTCATCAAGAAGCCGGGCGGCGCCGCGCCGATCGGCCTCGTCGCCGCCTTCCTCGCCAAACACTACGGCGGCAACTACACCGGCCCGGGCAGTAGCCTGCAAAGCCCCCTGCCGACCGCAACCACCGTCGACCACAACGCACTGGTGACCAGCCACCTGGTGAAGCTGCGCAACAACTGCATCGGCCAGGGACTGCACGAGCCCATCCACACACTCACCACCGGCGGCCACATGGGCGAGGTCCGCGCGTTCCTACTCAAATACTACGGCCACGGCGAGGGCCAGCCGCTACAGGACCCGCTGCACACCGTCACCACCAAGGACCGCCACGCACTGGTGATGATCAAAGGCGAGCCATACCAGATCGTCGACATCGGCATGCGCATGCTCGAGCCGCACGAACTGTTCGCGGCCCAGGGCTTCCCGGCCGACTACATCCACGACCGCACCGCCGGCGGAAAGAAGCTCAGCAAAGCCGCGCAGGTACGCATGTGCGGCAACAGCGTCTGCCCACCGGTAGCCGCCGCCTTGGTACGCGCAAACCTGGCGGATCAGCAGCAGAGCAAGGAGGCCGCATGACGAAGGAGCTCTATAAGCGCCCGCTTCATCAGAAACCAAAGGAGCGCGCGAAGGACTTCGCTATGAAGAGCGGCGACGAGTTTACGTTTGATTGTGCTGTACATGGTTGGCACCTCTTGATTGGGCGCCTCACACCATATGAGCCAACTTCGTCGCTACGTGCACTCCAACGCTTGCCCGCCGCTTCGCGCAGGCTTCCCGCGGGAGCACTTCAATGAGCTACACCATCTTCTTCAGCACCGAAATGCCCAACGACACCGCCCAGGTCAGCGGCCGCCTGCCGCGCAAGCCGCAGCGCTGGACAATGGAATGGATGGTCAAGACGCCAGACGGCAAGACTCACGTCGACAATTCCCGCACCATCCAGCGCGCGACCTATGCCGAGGTGAACGCGATCATGGGCGCCATCATCGACGACATCAAAGCCGAGATCGGCGAGCTGGCCACGTTCATCAGCTACCGCCTGACCTGCCACGGCGGGACGAAGAAGCATCGCAAGGGAGGGAAGCGGTGATGAATACCGCATTTCTGCTGATGGCCCAGTACAACGGCCAGGCGATCATTCCTCTAGAGCGGGTGTGCTCGGACTATTTCAGCCATCTGACGCCGGACAAACTCCAGCGCAAGGTGGCCACTGGCGAAGTGGATTTGCCAGTGGTCCGCATCGAGGGAAGCCAGAAGGCCGCCAAGGGTGTGCACCTCACCGACTTGGCGGCTTACCTCGATGAGCAACGCCGGAAGGCCGTGGCCGAGAACGACAAACTACACGGTCGTTTCAAGCGAGCCAGCTGAGCTTTTGTCCGCTTCTTTCCCTCTGGCGCCCAGCTCAACGGGCGCCGCTATTATCCGCTCCAACCAATTCCAACCGGCGTAAGGGTCACCGCGACCCCGCAAATGTGTGTAGCGCCGCAGCGAGTTCCAATCCCGATGGCCAGACACACTGGCCACCCGCGGGATGTCCCAGTCCATCTCGAACAGCCGGCTCACACCATCATGCCGGAGGTCGTGAAACGTCAGGTCATCCAACTCCAGGAACTTGCCGGCCCGGGTGAACGCCGCGGAAATCGAGTCGCTGTTGTAGGGAAAGATCTCCTCACAATGCCTCGGCATGCTTTTCAGAATCGCCCAGGCTTCATCAGGAAGATGGCACCACACATCGTTACCGATTTTCTGACCAGGGTTCTTCATATCCCGAACCAGCACGGCCTGCCGCCTTTCATCCAGATCGACCCAGCGGATTCGCGTGATCTCTTCCTGACGGCGCGTGGAGAAAATGGCGAAACCGATGATCTTCGGCATGTTGATTGAACTTGGCCGCCGCTTCTGCGTCTCGAAGAAATACTCGAGCAGCTTGTCCAGCTCATCCGCCGTTGGCCGCCGATCGCGTTCTTTGCTCTTGGTGCGCACCCCTAGCTTTCGCAACACCTTGCGTGCGTCACCAACCGCATGCGGATCAACGTCATATCCCCAGGCAGGCTTTGCAACCGATAGCACCGCACCAAGGTGCGCCAGATCGTTGCCCACGGTCTGCCCCTTCACGCCGCCGCCCTCTGACCCCATCCGCCAGGTTGCGAACTCCACCAGCCGCTGACTGGTTACGTCGACGTCCGCCAAGTCTCCCAGCCAAGTGCTAGCGATCGCCTTCAATGTTGCACGTTTGGTCTTGCCCAGAGGGCGAATCCGTTCGTACTCCTCCAGGTACTGGTCGATGATGTCTCGCAGCGTCGACGCTTTACGATTCGCACGAGCGAGCGCACCGGGCTCGGCCAGCTCCGTCTCCCGGCGCTTCACCCAGGCTTGTGCAGTCTGCTTGCGGTCGAAGGTCTGGCTTTCTTGATAAACTACCTTGCCTTCGCGCTTGATCCTGATCTGCGCGGTATACCCAACCCCGCCGCCCTTCCGCGGCCGCGCCGTTATCGTCCCCAT